TTCATACAAATCAATCCAATATGTTACTTCCATTGGATTAGGAGCATAAACAGATTCCATATTTAAGAAGTCTAATTTAACTGCACCAGATACATTTTAGAACACATCATATTGTTCTTTACCCAAGATAATTCATATTCAGTAAGAGTACGATTAAAAATAAGAATATCGCCGTGACAACCAATAAAACTTCTTAAATCATCTTTTCTAATAGTTCCTATAAATAAAGTATCAGTATCTTGTTTATCGCCAGGATATATAGTTTGTTCGTTATATTTATTTTTAGTTTGATAAACAATAGAATTATCTTTATCTATATTTATATTAGTTGCTGAATAATATGAATATGTATTCCATTTATCCCCTTGTTTATATTCTAAAATAAAAGCACCATTTTGCTCTAACGCTTTAGACATAAATACACCATTATTAACTTTTTCAGCAAACCAAGTTCTATCAGCAATAACAGTATAATCGGTTAGAATAGGTAATCCATAAGCAACTGCATAAGATTTACCATCATAACAAAGTTGATTAGGATAATTCGCTATCAATTCAACATCAATTTCAATATCCTTATTTGTTCCGAAATCATAATAAATATTAGTTTCTTCTTTATTATTGAAAATTTCTTCACTAATAATAGGAACATCTATTATACTACCATCATTAATATATACTGAATAAGCAGCTGTAGTTATCAAGTTACCATCGGTACTAACCATACTAAATTTAATATCATCTATTTTCTTATTGATATTAAATTTAAGTTTATAAGATTGATTATAATAATTATTTTTTGGAATGCCAATAGTAAAACCAAACCAATTATCGGCTTTCTTTTTAACTATATGAAATTTGTTATAAGATTTTGTACTTATATCTTTATTAATAGTTGAACCATAACTCCAATTCTTAAAATCTTGAGCATAAATACCAACACCACTATTCAACTTACCTTTAAAACCATAAAGATAAGCATCATGTTTATTACCGCTAAAGTCTTTTAGAATAGAAGTGGGTAACTGGGTGATGGTGATATTACATTCACCGATAACACTAACACTAAAACCAAAATAAAGATTATTATCTTTAAAGGTGTAAACGCCATCTTTTTTAATATGGGCTTCAGGCTTTCCTCTTCCTTGTCTCACAATAAGATATTTATTTTCAGTAACTCCAGTAACACGAATAGTCAAATCGGAATAAGGTTTACTATCATCTTCTACAATATTGTTAGTCTCAACTACGTTTGTTATAACAATAGTATTATTAGTGATTTTAGCAATACCTCTGCTATCGCGATATGCCCACTTTGTAAAGTCCTCTACATACGCCTCTATTACATCATAGTTAGTTAACTTTTGTTTGCAGTATGGAGAATACCAAGCAACTATACTTTCTTTAAACCAATCAGGTTGTTCAGGTTCAGGTGGTGTAGGTGTACCAGGTATATACCATTCTCCTAGTACTACAGCACCTATGTTGGTATATTGACTTATACGTATGTGTTTACCTTTAAATAAACTGAAGTCAACCTAATTACTATCCTATATTACATTTACTGTAGGTGTCAAAGTAAGACCTTCAGATAAATTGTTTATAATAAGCTAACCAGTAATATTAGCAGGTTCAATGTAAGAATCTCCCTTCTCTATATGATACAATTGAGGAAATACAAAGTAAGCCTAAGGATTTATAAATAAAGGCTGATATAGGATTGTTTTCATAGTGCTAGTACTTGTTTACGTAATCTCCCTTCTCTATATGATACATGAACCCAAGAGAAGTTTGATTCATTTATTAACTGATCAAATGGAAGATTATCCTTAATATAGTTGAATAACTTCTCATTCTCTGTCTTACTACCTACAGTAATATCAGCTGCTTCGCCGTATAGGTGCTAACTCTTCTTAGCTTTACTACCTACAGCCTTATTTAAAGCCTCACAGCGATACCCTGAGTTAACTTTGATAGGTTTACCATACCATTCCCTTAAAGGGTCTAAAACAGCCTCTATTAGCTTCTATAGCTTTAATACCCCTTCCTCTGAAGGAGTATTGTCTATACCGTTAGCTTTTGCTGTAGATGACTTTGTCATTTCCTCAATTGTAAAATATTTCATTATTTCTATTGTTTACTGTGTAATATAAAATACTGATACTAGATAAAGTTCATGTGTTTGTGAGACAGTTAGTAAATAGTTTCCAGCTTGTGCATTTAAATGTTCATCAGGAAAAACCCATTGTGAATTATTGTCTTTAGAATTACCTTCTGAATGAATCATTCTGAATTCTAAATTTGTTTGTGTAATTACATCTATTGGAGTAGTGTCATAATAAGATTTTGTCCATACATCTTTAGGATTAAGTACTACTGTATCATCATTTATCTGTATAGTTTTAGATGCAACGCTACCATTTATTATTACAATGCTCTTTTTATTTCCTAATGGAAAGTCATATGAGAAATGGGGGGGGGTTGGCAGATTAGCAACAAACTCAGCTTTTGTCATACATTCATTGTTAGGTACAACACTGAATCCTTCTGCATTAGCTTCTGCTTTAGTTATTAATTCATTAGTAGGTTCCATAGTAATTTATTTAGTTAAAAGGGTTTGCGTCTTGTGACAGATATATATATGTAGTTTTACCCATAGCAGTTACAGCTAATGTACAAGTTCTCATCATATTTGTCTAATTATTGTATAAAGGTTTTACACGTATTATTCCCATATCTAATCGCAATATCTCAAAGTACTAAGATTGACCCGTAACTTTAGTAGCATACCCACTAGTATAGTTTTGAATATTCTAATGAATAGCAAACTAATTAAGTAATATAGTAGTACCGTATTTCAATTGAATATCTCTTTGTGTAGTACTATTGTGTACCCAATTTTCAGCTAATGAATCTGACGTTAGCTCATCTCTTTCAGAGAAGTTTAACGTAATAGAACTGTAGTCAGCTAATTCATTAGAATCTGTAGTACAAGCGTGAGTAAGTTTATCATTAATCTCTGCCTTAGAAGGACATTCTTGCATAGTTGTAGTAGGATAACTTACATATTGTTTATATTGAGATGGTACTCTATCATAAATATTTTCCCAAGTCTGCATCTCTACAGCAGCTCTAGGTTCAATATCAATTGTTTTGTTTTCCATTCTTCAACTCCTATATTTGTTTCTTTAAATCTTCTACTTCCTACTTAAGTAACTTAATACCTTCAATAGCTACTACTCCTAACATACAATAATCTACAGATTTCATGCCATCGCTATCAGTATTAACTACTTCTGCAAAATTATTCTCTAAATCCTATGCAACAGTACCTATCTGGTGTTTATCATGCATATCAAATTCTACAGTAGGTATATTACATATTTGATCTAATGTGTGATTTAATGGAACTATATTAGATTTAAGTCTAATGTCAGATTCTTTAAAGAACCCAGATGCATGCACTTCTGCAAAACCTCCGGTCGCTTGACCGTCACCAATATATAGTTTTCCAGCAGATACAGTGTTACCACTACGAGATCTATAATTTAACCATACCCGTTCACCTACTTCTCCATCTGCAAAGTTGAATTCATTACCATCGTTTAATACATTTTTGATACTATGCCAATCTGGAAGTAAATCTTCTGAAATAGCAACACAATCTTCATTATTTGGCATTAGTTTGAATGCCATGCGCTTGGAAACAGGACCATTAGTAGTATAATAACTAACGTTACATTGGAAATTATATTCTTCTTTTGTATATTCGTAATATGCGTATACATTACTAATTCCAAGGCAATTGACATTTGAACCGTAACTATGAAATAAATATTTCTAGTGATGTTCAATTATATCCATAACTACTTCTTTCAGTCTATCTGTTGACCCAAAGATGTTGTTTATAAATTCTATTGCCTCTGTACCAGTTACATTTTTATCCAGAGTTAAATATGAACCATTCGGGACATCAATTACTTTACCATAATTAGAATAATCTATTTCTCGTATAAGGTCGGGAATTTCAGTAGTTGGACTAATGCTTTGGCTACCCGAACCTGGCGCATATGTGTCAGTATGAAGAATAACTATTGCTCCATGAGAAGCATAAAAGTGATATTTACCGCCACCTCGTACATAAACATAGCATGTGTCGTAGTTACTTAAAGTAGATAAACCTCGTACCGGATCAGTATTGGCAAGATTAAAATCTGACAAATGTACAGCAAGTATACTTCTTGGGTTAACTCCCCGGGCATATGGAGCAAATTCCCAAATTTTGCGAACACTAAATCCACGTTCATGTGTAGACCATGATGGTTTTGTACCACTATCTAATGCTACTAGTACTTCTACTCGTATGTTCATTCTTTCTCCAGCAGCAATCGTAACCGGATACCACGTATTTTCATCCAACCCGGAGGCGTCAATCTCTGTAAGTTGCATCATGTAGCCAACACTACGAGCGCTTGAAATGCTGTCGTTAACATACTATTTCAAAGACTCAATGTCTGCACTGCCTCCTTGTACTTCTTTATAAGTACCGTTGTCAGATAAGTATTTAGTACCATTACCATTGGTAATAATCTTATCTATTTTGCTTTTATCAGTAGGTACAAGTATACCAGCTTTACTAGCTGTTGCAGAATTAATGTTTATAGTTGTTCCTGATAATGTTCCGTCTACAATAGACGTCTTATCTAAAGATATATTTACACTATCGTTATCACTATCAACAGTAATATCGGTAGCTACCAATTCAGGTATATTATCTACTCTCTACTTTAAAGCATTACCATCTGTAGCACTAAATTTACCATTAAGAGCAGTTTGTGTAGCATTAGATATAGGTTTATTAGCATCAGAAGTATTATCTACTTGATCTAATCCTATCTGCTCCTTGGTTACTCTATGGGGGTTGGTTCTATTATTGATATGTGCATTTAGATTGTTTTGCACATTACTAATAGAAGTATCTATCTCTGCCTATGCTTTTAATCCATCTAATTTAGTCTTATCTGATGCAGACATTACTCCAGCTGTAAATGAACTTGCCTAATTTATGGTTATTAATTTGTCATCTGCTTGATCATATAAACCGTCATTTACATTATCTGCTAGTAATATAGGAGTATTGTCTGTAAGTAAAATGGGTTCGCCATCTACCAATAACAATTCTTTATTTTTTTTGACAGGATTTTTAGTTATTGATTTAATCGTCAATGATACAGAATTCTTGTCAGACTAAGATACCAATACATCATTTACCAAATTATCAGATAATGAATTAACTACATCTGTAGTAGCTTTACCCTTATCTCCAGGATATGCTGTAGAACTAGTTTCGCCTAATGCTAATGATTTAGATATTTCTACGTAATCACTATCAGACCATCTGTATTGTAAATTTGTACTAGTTACTACATATATTTTACCTGATTCCCCTGGTTTAGGTAGCTAATCCAATTGAGTAAATTCTAGCACATCATCTACATATGATGGCAATTGTGTAGAAGGAACCTTACCACTATCATCTAGTGATGCAAGACCGTTAGCTTTACCTTTAGTATTCTTAAAATTTGTTAATTCTTTGTGTAAACTATCGTCACTTATACCAAGCTAAGTATTAATTTCTGATTGATACTTGTTTAATTCTTCATCAAATATCTAACTAGCCTTAGCTATCTTTGGATCAGTGGTAGCATTTACTAATGTACCATAAATTTTTATCTCTGCCATATTTTCAACCAATTACAAAATTAAATGTACCTGCTACCAAAGAGCTACTAGTACGATAACACTTATAATTACCTTTTCCTTCTACTGGTACACTAATAGCAGCCTCCATTGGAACAGAAAATCCTGATGATGTTACGCTATTAATATTAAAATTTGAAGGAATACATAACCATACATATTCACCTTGAGAAATATCTGACATACTATATGTACCGTTAGGACTTGATTTAATAGACTATTTACTAAAGCTTAACACATCTGTACCTACTATAATAGTTTTAGTAGTATGACCAAAATAGCAAGGATAATATGCGGATACTATAGCAGATGTATTTCTGGTTACTCCATGAGCTGTAATAGAAAGAGAATAAGTAGTTGTATCATCATTAGTATTTAATGTATCTTTAGTGCCACTAAGATTATCTACAGGTCTATCACTAAGTAAAGCATCGCCTCTTTTGAGAATAAGCGTATCTGGTGTTACAGGATCACCTGCAAACAAAAATCTACCATTAATATTAATAGTGGTGGCTACTCCTTTTTCAATTATAGTAGGAGATACTCTAAAACCGGATATCTAAATAAACTAGTCATATAACACTTCCCAAATAGAATTATCGCCTTCAGTCCTATCCGTTATTTCCTTATCAAGTTTGTTATCGACAGTATTTATATTCTACTGCAACCGTTCATCTGCTTCGATTCTAGCATTTGTTTCATTAGTCAAATCTTCAGATAATGTTTGAACTCTGTCTGCAAGTGCCTTTCCTTTACCGCCATCATAAGCAGTACCAGTTGTTTCTCCAAGAAATAGTCTTTCAGACATTACTACCATATCGTTACCATCCCAAAGATGTATGATATTAGTTCTATTATACTCGTCTAAACCTACTAATACATATACTTTAGATGTAAGTGGGTCTAACATATCCCACTTATTAAAACTTCTAACGTATAGTTTCTTATTTTCTTTGCAGTAGTAAATATCTCCTTCTTTAGCTTGATATAACAGTAAGTCCATTTCTGATACTGTATCTACAAACTTCTATATTTTTATTAAAGCTTGTAGTTCTAAATCACTATCAGATATATCCCCTATATAATCTATTAAGGACTATATACTTAACTTACCATTATGAATGCCATCTTGAAAAGGAATTATTTCTTTACCATTGAGATCTTTCCTTTCGACTAACTGACTTATTCTAATTCCTTTTGTAATCATATTACTTATTCTGTTTTTAATGCATTAATAGCATCTATAATAGCAGGCTTACAGTATTGATTTACAAATTGCATAATAATTTGCATTTCTTCATCTGTATATTCTAGCTCATCTTCAGAATTATATATCTTTAAAGCTAACGAATGAGCTTTAATACCACTACCTACTTCATAAATCAATTCACCTAATTGTTGTCTCGCATCCATACAAATTTTATTTGTTTTTTGGATGTCAGTGTATACTTCCAGTTGTGCAAAATTTATTTTCATAATTAAATAGATCTACTTCTAAGTATTGCATAATATTTGTTTTGTGAATATACTAATAGAAAATCCACAACATCTCCTACATTCACAGTAATCCATTCTATTCTATTACCTTTATTATCATATAATATAGGTCTATTAGGATCACTGTCATTATTTCCTCTACCCCATATATTGCATTCTTTTGGATTACTACGTGGGTTATAAACAAATGTTACAGGAACGGCCCATTCAACAGCTTGTATGGCTAACCTTGTTTTTACGCTATCAAGATGTGGTAATCCATACCACATACGTCTAACGCTACTACCTATAAATATAGTCCTTGAATACTATTGATACAGTGTCTAGTTTTCAATAGGATCTGTAGCATAAGCAAATTTATAACCTACTACATCCCCATGTAATGACAAACTTCCAAAGCCGTATATTGCCATATTACGAATTAAACTACCAGTAATATCAAAGTACAGACCATCATTTATCTATGCAGTACTAAAATCATTAGCATTACTTTTAAAAGAACCAAAGTATGAATAACCTAAAGAATTAGGAGTACCTATTAATGCTTCTCTTTCACCTTCCTTAAACTTTATATAACCAGAGAACAGCTTCATTCCGTTTGTCTCTGTACCACCAAATAGCACACCTGTAATTTCAAGTGACTAAATAGTACCAGATAATGCTTCTATTTCTCCCCTTATGGATGCGTTATTAGCTACCATTCTACCATCTTGTCTAACTAAGAATGGAGCGTTAGCCCTATTCTCTTCAGTAGTACCGGCCCATATACGAACAGAATTGTTATCATTACCACCTTCACCAGTAATACCTGCTACTACATGAAAATCATTAGTAGTATTACCAGTTTGATAACCAACTCTTAATGAGTTACCAGTAATAAAGTCTAATTTAGCATTTTTAGCTATAATCAAATCAGTATAAATACTAGCTACATTCTGAGCTAATTCTTCCCAATATTCAACTCCACCGGGAGTACCAGGCTTGTTATCACTAGAAGATAAGTGTTTGCCTTGTCCGTGACCTCTATCTATAGTAGATATACATTTGTATGCTTTATAACCTGTAGAAGTTCCTAAATCTTTAATTAAAGCAATATCTAAGTACCTCAATGGTTGTACTGTTGGAGATACTTCACTTTCATTGCAATATAGTCTACCAGGCCACCATTCAGACCTACGTACTATTAAACCTTCTCCTGTATCACCTTTAGATACCTGCATTAACCAATCCGGATTACTATCGCTAGGTTTAGTATCGGTACCGTTTATATTAACACATAACCATAAGTAACCTAATACACTTACTCTATCATAGTAATCATAGTGAGTGTCTGGTTCCCAAGGTCCTCTATCATTAGCATATCTTATCTCTTCTCCATTTGGCTTTACTTGAGTAATAGTACCGGTAAAGTATACTGAATTAAGATATGCCGAATATCCTCTCATATCGTAACCAAACATATTGAGATTATCAAGATTACCAAATTGCATTGCAATATTCTTAGCCTTCTAATCCCAAGTATTCTAGTTTACTAAGTAACGTGTATAAGTACGAGTTGAGTAACAAGATGTTTGGCGATCTACATTAGTTTTATTACCATATGCAACAAAGTTCATTTGAGCACATGGGTGAAACGTCATATTCCAATAATCATCTACTGGCCTAAGCTTGTAACCAAATTTCTTATTTTGTGCATCTAGTATGTTAGTAACTTCAAAGTAAACAGTATAGAAACCCGCAAACTTTCTATTACCTCTACCATCATCTTCATCGTGTTCAGCATTTTCATCTGTCTTCTCTGAATGATATATACCCATACATAAGTCACCCATCGATACAGCCCCGTATTCTCCTTCTTCTAGTTTCAGTGTAATAACACCTGAGTATTCATCTGTTTGTTCTACACTTTCTATTACACCTGCACCAGGAGCATTCCACTTATCTCCTAATTGAATCTCTACACGATTATATCTCAATTCAGGTACTTCAAGGAATCTACGTAAAGTAAGACTATCAAATTCAGCATGACCATATCTGTCAATCTTACCACCAAATCCTGTAAGACCTGATGCAAAACCTTCTTGACCAAATATTGCTGATTTTTTAAACCATACTTCGTAAGCAGTAGAATCAGGCTTGATCTTACTTAAGAATACATCATCATATATCTCTGTATTCAGGTTCTTATTAGTCCACTTCTATAATTCACTATCCCATGCTAATGCATTGTCATTACGTAAATTATTAATAGATACATCTTGTAAATCAACTAATTTACCAAGTAAGCCAGTTACTACCTTATTAGCAGCAATATTTGACCATCTTTTACCATCATACTAAAGTAAGTCTAATTTAGCAGCATCTACTATATTAGTATCCTTCATCTACTCAATACGATTCTATAGATTAATTTGAGTTTGTAGACTGCCTATATTATTACGTAATTCTTCTATATCAGATGTATTAGCTGATATATTCTCATTAGACTTATCTAAGTCTGTATCTTTAGCATACTCTATTAAACTATCTGATATAGTCTTAATAGATGTAGTATTTTTCTGTACTTGTTCTTCCAATGGAGTCATTTTTCGCAAATTAAAAGTTCATCATAGAATGTCTTTATCCCTAAGTCTACTCCTAAACTCTATTCTAGTAATATAGCTTTATCATCAGTTTCAGAAGTATCTTTCCACATTTCATCCAAAGGATGTACTAGCTTGCTTATCAATGCTCTAAGACAATCAATCTATTCATCTGTAAGTTTTAAATCACTTTCTAATAGACGAGCAATATGATTAGCGCAAATCCATTTACATATACACGGTATACCTTGATTTGAGTTATACTTAACTTTTAAGTTGTACTCTTTACCTATTCTATATATATCATCTATTAGCATAATGAACAAACTCCATTTCTACAAGTTTTATTACAAGCAAAGCAATCGTGATTATTGTAGTAAGTAGTATTAGCATCTAAACATATATTTAACATTCTAGCTAAATCTGTATAATACTATACTGCATCATCTATAAGATTATTATTAATAGCATAACTTAATAGATCTTGTTTCAATATGAATAGAACCATTCTATCCATCTATTGATCGTCTAAACAAGTACTACAGTTCTTACACAATAACTCAACTTCTTTATAGTATATATCAGCCTGATTAAAATAGAACTAACTTGAATTGTCAATTGTAGCTATAAAAGCACTCATACAGAAATCTTCAAGTTTAGTAGAATCTATTACTATAGATAATCTCTATTCGTCTATTTTTACATCAGAACGATAGTCTGTACCTAATACTAACAATTTATATGAATGTTTATCAGGATTTACTGAACTCCTGTTAGAATAGTTATTCAGTGTGTCTATGTATAAATACAAATCTGAATCTACTGAATCAGGTATCTTTGTATCCAGTTCTACTACTATGTTATCTTTTACTATTGTTATACCAGTTATCTTCATATTAATACTTTTAAATAAAAAAGGCTACAGGGCTATTTAGCCCCATAGCCCTTGTCAGCACACTGAAACACTATTTTTATTATGCTACAGTTTCACCTTTGATAAATGACTGAATACCTTTATCAACGATACTACCTACCATGCTAGGACAGTATACTTCTGTAGTCAACGGAGTAGTCTTAATATACTGATTATCATTGCTAAGATACAGATTGTCATTTTCAATTACTGCACAATCGTATTTAGTACCCTCTACTACTTTACGAGCTTGTTCTACTTCAGGATATGCACCAGTAAATACATGACCTTTATAGCCCATGTAACGTACTTCTGCATCACGAACCTGTTTCCAGAAACCTCTACCAGGATTACCAGGAGTCTTAACAATAGTAGCACCAGCTACAGCTTCTGGCTGATTAGCAAGCAAAGCACCGGGAATAGTATGATACAGAGATACTTCCATATCTACTACTGAGTATTCATTCAATGAATAAACGCCTTCGTTATCATCCTTAACCATTGCAGTTAAAGTAAGAACAGCTTCAGCATTTTGAGCCTGAATACGACGATTCTTGTGAGCGTTAATCTTCTTCACAAAAGCTTCTGCCAATTTCTGTGCTTCATTTGATTCAGCGTATACTTCATAAGTATGAGTAAACTGGAAGTTATTAGCTTCAATATCCTTATACAGAACACGAAGTACATATCTATGACCAGCTACTACAGTAGCATTAGTTAAAGTAACTACTACTTTATCCTGAGTAGGTTCTACATTGGCACCAATTACAGCAGACGGTTTAGAGCTCTTTTGAATTTCATTAGAAAATTCAATATTGGCTTTCTAAGCAACCGTACCGTTAGGCATAGTAACATTAATTTTCGGACCTGCTACACCAACATAAAGCGAACTAGCTTTAGCAGCTTCAGCGGCAGTTTTAAGAATAGCTCTATTCTGATCAAACAAAGCTACTTCACCAGCCTTCAAAGCATCAGCAGTAGTATAGCTAGCAGGGCATTTAGTACCGATAAGTACGGTATGAACTGAAGTTATCATATAAATTATTTATTTTAAATTAGACATATTAAGCGCTTCTGTCTATTTTCGCTTACTTTCTACTTTCCTAACTTGTTTAAAAGTTTAATTTCCACGTCAATAAGCGCTTTCTGTTAATGTTATTCCATTGAATTTACTTCATTAGAATATACATTATAATTTGGTAAAGTAGCCAGTATTAACTAAACTGCCAATTTAACTACTTCCATATGAGTATGACTAGGTAAATCTGTATACTCATCAGTAGGATTAGTTTTAAGGTCTACCTTACTTGGTTTCTTTAAATACTCAATAGTATATTCAGCTACTTTATAATTACCATCTGTGTATAAAGTAATTGTATTATCCTATATAAGTCTTATTGGTTTAGCTTTAGTGTACTTTAGATGATACTCTGATAAAGAGTTTTCTTTAATTCTATCTACTGTTTCAATAGTACCTTCTATAGTATCACTATACTTTATTTTGTAGTTACCTAAAGCATCTTTCTCCCAGCAATTATTTATTACACCATCTGCCGGAGATATACCTGCTGTATCTCCTAATAATATTACATAATCATCAGGCAAGGTAACTGTGTATTCCACTTGGTTTATTTTAGAAATGTCTGTATCTTTATAAGTGTGCTTAGTAACTAGAGTACGTAAATCGTCAGTGCGCTTTTGGTCCTATTCAAAACCTCTTTGTTTATAATTAAGACCAGAATAGCGTGTCTTCCAGAATTTGTCAATAGCTTCATTAATGAATGATATTATAGTATCAGATGGTAATTTGCCAGCTAAAGATAATTCAGGATTGATTAACTGTAATCGTCTCTCTACTTCTATTTGTAATTCTCTAGGGCTCATTATTCATTTAAGCTATCAAGTTGTACTTTAGTTTGTGTTCTCTATGACTCTATAGTCTCTAGAGCAATTTCTACAGCTCTGTCTATTACTTCATTAAGTACATAATCGGGTACTTCAGTAATATCTTTGTTATAATCTTTATAACTAATATTTTCAGGATACTTAATATAAGTAATATCCGCTGTATAGGATTCAGAAGACATACGTATAGGGTCTATATAGATCTTTAAAGTATTGTCTTCTAATACTGCTATAGGAGTTTCAATCCAAGGTATATTGTTATATGTCTGTAAAAACCCCTTAGCTTTTTCATGATCCGTTAATGAACATACTGCTGCTTCACCATTAAAGTGAAGTACACAATCTACATAGAACATTCTTTTAAGCTATTCTCCGTCATTGAAGAAATTAGATAAAGTAAGCACATTAGAGCTAGAGTATGGATATACTAAAGGTTGTGCAGTATCTGTCTTAATTAACTTCTATAAATCAGCAATACGTTTAACAGCACCTTCGAACCCTACTTTCATAGTATTGTTACCGGTGTACTTATTACATATTACTTCTATATAAGCCTAATTAAGAAATAAATCTATTTCTTCAGGAAGGAATGCAGGGCAGCCACCGAAAGCGACTGCCTCTGAATTCTTATCCATGAGAACTTTAAATGCCTTATGTAAATCAGATATTTTCATTATTTAGATTTGATTTCATTCATAATTGCTAATTTGATGTCTTGATTCTTCTTATCATTCAGATAAGCTATTACATCTTCCAAGCCATTACCAATCATATCTGTACCAAAATAGTATTGACTTCTATTTCTACGTATGATATTCTTAGAGATAGCTGTTTCAATTATGAAGTTCATTTCTCTATTTGGGTTTTCTACCCATCTTGTTATAAACTTATCCGGAGCACTTTCAATCTGTTCAGAAAGCTTAGCTTCAACCATTTCATTAGACAATGTATCAGATTTGATACCATAAAGTCTAAGACACTTACGCATATCCTCAATAGACATCTTATCCATTTCTCTATATGCTTCACGTTTAATCTTGTTGAGCTTATTAGCTTCTTTAGCTTCACTATCCTTGTTAATAATAACATAATCAGTAGAAGGTGTTACATTATTTAATCCATCAGCTACTCTCTTATGTTTTTTCAAGAATAAATATTTAAGTTCATCTTCTGGTTTATCTGTATTTAGAATAAGATCATTCTTTCCCAATTTAACAGCAAACGTATCCCAGAATGAACTTGCGGGTGAAAGATGCCCACTAGGATAACCAATTTCTTTCTCTAATCTTTCTGCATCCTAAGCAGTAAGACCTGTATATAAGTTACCAGATCTAGTCCAGTAAGAAGCAATATAGTCATAACAAGTAGACCATTTTGTAATCCCGCTCCAAGGATTTATTTTTAAGATTCTAACGATTACTTCCATAATAATAATATTAGATTTATCAAGTTAGTAGGAAAGGGGGCCTAAGCCCCCTAAATTATGAAAACATTAATTAGTCTTCAGCTTCCATGATCAGCTCACCGCAAGCACGAGGATCACGCAACATGATACCCATTTCACCAAGGAAGAATACGGTATAACCGTCCTTACCATTAGATCTCAGAGTATTCTTAGAGTTAGCGTAACCAGACGGAGCTACAGCACCACCAGTGTACCAAGTAACGAATTCACGATTCTTACGTACTACCTTAACAATGTTAGCTTCACCATCACGTCTACCCAGATCAAGGAATGTCATACGATATGATTCCAGCGGTTTCAGAGTTACAGGATGTAACTGACGATTATAAACAGGATCATCGTACAACGGGAAATATTTCAAAGTAAGCTCAATACCATTAGTCATTTGGTAAGTCTTGAACTGACCACCGAACTTCAGGCTATCACCAGAACCAGTTACAAATACTGTATCCATCAAGTTCATAGTGGCTACCTTTTCCTTCAAGATACGGTCAAATTCGCGCATACCCATTTCACCAGTCAAAGCAACGAATTTACGTTCGTTAGTACCAAGTACATTATAGGACAGGTCAAACAAGAAGTCTTCCAACAGTTCAGCACTTAAATGAGTATAGTAACGCTTGTTAGACGGAGCAATCTGTTCCAACAGACCAGCACCAATGAATACCGGACGACCATTAGTACCCTTCAGATTACAAGAACCATCTTTGTTTACATTAGATTTCATGTAAACCAACATACGTTCACATCTCTTATACCATTCACGAAGAGCAACCCATTCCTGATAGTCAGCCCACAAATAAGATTTCTTACCAGTTTTAGGATCTTGCAGAGCAATAGCCATTACTGTAGAATACGCAGAACCTGTGATATCGTAGTTAATACGGATAGTAGTAAGGTAGTTACGCATCTTAAAGTGAGTACTATAGTTCAGGATATCACCTTCTTCACTGTACTCCTCAACAGCAGAAGCAAGACGATTAACTTGGCTACCGGCTTTCAGATACTGTGCAGGAACATAAGAAGTAGGATTACCATCAGCAATGAAGCAAGTATATACCCAAAGATTACCATCTTGATAAGGTGCACCAGCAACACGCAGTTGATATTCCTTATTGTCCAATTCCAATACAGCAGTAGGACCGAACCAATTTTCTTCCAACCACAGATAGATAGGAGTATTACCCAAACCTGCAGTAGTAGTATCAGTGATAGCAGCACCATTCCATTTAGCATCTCTAATGGTAATAGCTCTATCTGCATCAATCATTACATTCCACTCCCAGCTCGGTTGATCAATAGTCATTACATTACCAAGACCGCCAGTCAGCATGTCGAGGGAAGTATTGTAACCATTATCTTTAGTTCCGAATACATAAGACAACACTGTAGCAACTTGATACGGATTCTACTGAGAAGCAGCAGAGATTTTATTGGTATCAATCAAGTCTGAGAAACGTTTGCCTTTGTACAAAACCAAATTATTCAGAATATTATTATCCATAAAATATTAGTAAATTATAATTTATTTGTTATTTAATCTACACGTAATTGTCGTGCAAAAGAATCCCACATAGACTCAGTGCTAGTGTTATCCTGTCTTTTAGTCTTTCTACTTACTCCAGTTCTATTCAAACTATTCTTGAACTTATTAATAGCTGCATTAGAGCCTTCACTCTTAGCTGCTTTTAATAGGGTGTCACCCTTCATAGTAAAGTAGGCGGACTCAAGTAAGTTCTTCACGCTTTTGGAATAGTCTTTCTGATACTGAGTCTTTCCATCAGCTGTGGGTTTGAATATATATTCCAATAATGCCTATTTATCTTTCTGAGGTATTTTAATTCCACGAATATTATCCATGCCCTTCAATTCACTGACAACGGTATTAAATTGCTCCTGTTGACGCTTTTTAAGCTCCTTAGCGCGCTTTTCTTGCGCTTCTAATAGCTCTTGTTTCTTTTGCTCCTTAATGTCTCTAAGGGCTTCTAATGCGTCCGTAGCCTCATCCTCGAGTAAACCAGCTTCTTCGTATTTAGTCAATTTCTTTTCAATTTGTTTAGCATTGAAGCCTTTTTCTTTCAAGAATTCTTTGATAACCAGTTTTTGATTTACCTCACTATCTTCTATATTAATCTCTTCTAAGTCTAAGTCTCCATCAATCTGGAAATAATCTCTGAGGTTACCGCCATTCTTTACAAAGTTATCCAATGCTTCTACTTCTTCACTAGCATACTGAGGTACTGAATTTTCCTCAATAACATCTTTGAAATATTCAACTAGTTCTTCTGGAGTTTGAGGGATTTCTTCATCTTCATCTAATTCCCAACCCATTTTATCTGATAATGCTTCAAAGAAACTAGTTACTGCATTACTTTCAATATCTTCTCCTTGATTATTATCAATATCATTATTTGGGTCATTATTAGGTTCGTTATCTTCCTCTTCTTCCTCCTCTTCTTCGTTATCCTCTGGTTTACTTTTCTTAGAAGGTTTGTTCTTTGGATCATCTACGTCTTCCTCTTCTTCTTTATTGCCTTTATTACCTTTACGTAGTTCTTCCAATTCCTCATCAGTCAATTCTTCCGATGCCCCCTCAAATTCATTTTCATTACCAGGCATACGATTATTATTTACATTACTACCTGGCATCATGAAGTCTTCAAATACTTCAAAACCGTTCAATGTATTACTATCCATAATTATATATAATTAGATTATTGTTATTTATATTCTAAAATACTTTTACAAAAGTATTTTAATTGTTCAATAGTTAAGTCACTCTTCATCTGATTTACTGCCATACATACCAATTGTAGATTGCCTTTAATATAACCTAAGTTTGAATTTATTCTATCTACGCTCACATTGGTAGGTACTCGACCACTATCAAAATAGTATGTCATAGGTATACCAGATAAGGCACATAAACCTTTTTGTGTATTCCATAGTTCGTGCAAATACTGTAGATCTATATTACACTGTATGTCTTTCTTACGAGCTCTATCTTTTAGACCGTGAAATCTTTCATATAGAAGTCTATTTAGATCTTTACTTCCTCTATTTTTTTCTTTACGACGTAAATAAGCGTTTCTTTTACACTCCTTGCATCTACTATCCTTTTCAGCTCTAAACCATTTATCTATATTCTTATCAAAACAGTCTAAAGGTTTATACTATTTACACGAATAGCATAGAAGATTACCATCTTCATCAAATTGCTTAAATTTACTTCTATATCTTCCTGTCATTTTTTCTTTTTTCTCTTTTTAGCTATCTTTGAAAAGTTCTAAGCAAATATAGCACGCTTACGCGTCAAAGGATTTTTGCTATGTGTAAGTTCTTCAGTTGATTTACCAGTTCTACGTTTCAACTCATTGAACTTACCTCTATTCTTTTTCTTAATATGAATACCACCATACTTGTATGTAGGTATAGGGTAGACCGGCATGATACCTGTATAGTCTATTAAATCACTCATTTAGATATTTATTAGGTCCTAAACTAGAACAATCAAATGGTTCATTATATACTAAACAATTCATTAAATATTTTATAATAAACTAGCTCTCTTCCTATGTAAAGTAAGTATTCTTATCATACTTTTCTAATATAGAAGCCTATTCTGCAGTAAAAGATATATCTGTATCTATAAGCCCATATTTCATAGATTCATAGTCTTTTATAAACTATTCTATGTTATTGTTTCTTTCGATAGCGTCCTATAAATTTAGGATTTTATTTTTTACATTTTCAGCAAATTTACTTTTCTTGTTCAGTTCCATTGTTGAAATATTTATTTACTCCAATAGCTCCTACACCAAGTAACGGTATAGAGTTAAACCATTTAGTATAGCTAGATAAACTCTTATGCTGTTTGTAAGCCCTTTTAATGGAATCTTTATCCCCCAATTTATCAATATATGATTTGATCATAGACGGTGTTACAAGTTCATCTAAACTACTGATAGCTCCATCTTCATACATTCTAGCTCTCAACTAATTCATATATGCCTTTTGCTCTGTACCACGTCTGAAATATTCTTTTTCGTCTGTATTCTTCAAAGAACTTTCTAATTGTTTAAGCATATTATTGTTAGTAGTTGTATTCGGGTTTCTACTAATCAAGTAATCTGTATAATGATTCATTTCATGTCTAGCTATCTCTATAGTATATAGGATCCTAAGATAGATTATATGCAAACGTATTGGTAAGTTCTGATATGTCTGCATCCTTTAATGACTCCCATTGTTCTGGTATCTTAGCCCCTTTACTACGCATATTACTTATATCTTCAGGAGTAAGTTGTCTATTAGGATCTATATAGTAATTACCCTAATCATCTTTCAGATTTGAATTATTACCTCTAAAGTCCCAAGTCTGTGCGTGTTTCTCATTAGCCTAATTAACATAATCCTCATATGAACTATCAGGATTACTAATGCGTACATTAGGAGCAGCGTTAAGTATAGCTGGAGTATTGTCTCCTACCATATGACCAACACCTTCATGCCAAGTATTAGCAGGCCTTAGTGAAGTATAACTGTGAGCTTTTGGATTAGCGAAACCCTTGGTACCTTTTTCCTTAAGTATATTAAGCTATTGATTAATCTGAGCATCTGTAGGATTATAACCCTATCCTACCATATTATCTCTCATAGCTTCAGTAGGAGTTTTCCATGTAGCTTTATTTACATTAGATAATACACTATTTAGTTTATCCCCTCCTATCTAATCTGAATATTTCGGATTCTTAGCTCTCTCAGTATACCAATAGTTTGCAAAGTCTTTTTGATATTCATTCTGATTCTAGAACATCTTATTGTAATCAGGTCTTCCATCTACTAAAGATTCTTGCATTATATCTCTTCTGGTCTTACGTTGAAATTCATCTACTTCTCCACCATCCTAATAAGCCTATACTTTCCAACCTGGATCTTCTCTATCTAAATACCATTGAGTATAATTTAGATCTTGTTTAGGATTAGCGTGAAATATCTTATTATCGTAATCCCACCAACCTCCAATTATTCCTTCAGGGTTATACTGAGATTTCTAACCGCTATACATACTTTCATTACTGAATGTAGGATGATAAACTGTTTTATATGTATCCTTAAAATGTCCTTCTTGAATATTATAATCAGGATTATCTTCATACATCTATTTATAATTGTATGTATTGTCGTTTAACATCTAGAGTAATGTCATATCCTCATCTTCTTTCCATTCTTTAGACTTAGCCTTGGCTAGTTCCTCCATGAACTGAATATAACCCTTATCGGGATTATTCTCCCGGTAAGACTTTAGGTTCTGCATTCTCTATTTAAATGCCTATTTATCCATATCAGTATTTACAAGTTTCTAAATATAACTTTAGTAAATTTTCAAGACTTTCAGGGTCTGAAGAATGAGCTCTTAAACATATATTATTTTCATCTTCTGATTCTGGAAAAATATTATCACGTAATGTTAAATAATATGTTAATATATTTCCATCTAAGTCACAAGTGCACCACCAATAACACCTATAATTATCGTTGAGATTCTCAGGATATTTTTCTTGCAATTCTTGCAACTGTCTTAGTACTTCTTCTTTATCCATATACAAAATCTGTAAAGTTTCTTTTACCTAAGAATTGATTTTTATTCATATATACTTCTGCTTCTTGAGTAGATTCAGAGATAAGTATGTAGATAATATCATTATTAAACATTCTTGTATCCAATGGAGTTCCTATGTAGAACATTATATAAGAGTCTACTTCTTCCTTATCACATTCAACAAATCCGTTGTCTAACAATTTCTATATGAATATATCAATTCTTTCTTTAACGGTAGGAATTTGCTCATTATTTACTACCTTTTCCACCTTTTCCTTTAGTTTTCTTTCCACCTTTGCAAGCCATAATTATTTCTCCTTTTTACTTTTATAACTACCTATTTTCAGATACTTAAACCATGCATAGTGCTTACGCTCTTTACAATAGTTTAGGTTCTTATCATTATTGTGTGCTTCTTCTTCGAAGCTAACATCATGATATCTATCACTCTATTTATTCCATTTACAGGACAGCATTATACAAAGATATTCTATAGCATACCATAAGTAAAAACCAATCCACAACATTTCTTGCATCTACTTCAAGTGGATCTTCTCATGGTTATACTCTGTCATTGTAACTACAGCGTCATTTCTTTGGAATATAACACCAAACAGATTTATCAATTTATAACCTTTAAAAGGTATAAACTTATTCTTAATTATCTTCATATTACTTCTCTCCTGTTACTTTATTCTTCAGAGCTGTACGTGCTTTAAGCTGTTCTCTCTTGTATGCTTCTGCATCTTTTTGTTTCTACAACTCCATTTCCTGCTTCATCTTATCTTTTTCAAGTTGAATCTTCTTGTTCTCAATTTCACGTTTCATTTCAATCTCACGCTTCTTATTATTCAACTCAAACTGTTTAGATGCTGCATCAGAATTTACTTTCTGTTGTTCAATTGCCTGTTTACCTATTTCTATAGGATCAGGTATACCATTCATATCTTGATCCATGTTTTCAGAACCTCTATACGCATTGATCTGGGCAACAGTAATCTTAGTAGAAGCATCTGTATCAATCTTATATTTTTCAAGATCTAATTCAGCTTCTTTAAGCATAAGTTCTTCTTCCTTAACCTCATTCTGCATTTGAACTAATTGCTGTTCTCTTTCTGCTTGTGCTTGTTCCATTTGTTGTTGTTGTTCCATTCTTTTCTGTTCTATTTCTTCAAGTTTATTCTTGATCATAGTAACATTATCCATGGTGATGATTTCAGCAATATCAAGCAAACTAGCACCATTTTGCATAGCAGGCTGCATAAGATTTCTAAGAGCTTCAATCTGCTGTTGATTCTTAGTAGTATCTTCTACAAATATATCATAATCTTCATAGAAGAAATCATCAGATAAAGTTAAGAATGTTCTGGTTGCATCATCTAATACATACTATATGCAAGTCTTATTATCTTTCCAAGCATATTTAGCTGTATCTAATAACATAGTAATACACTCTTTCTTTACCTAATTGTGTGTCCAGAACCAAGGTTCAGTAATATGAGCAGATTGTACTACGGAACGTTCTACATTACCTACTAATTCATTAGATGCAATAGAACCTTCACGCTGTTTACTTACTCCTGATATCTCAGATAACATACTTTCGATCTTGTCCATTAAATTAATGTATTGATCAATAGTATTAGCCATAGTAAGATCTAAAGCAGATATCTGATTGAATTGGGATGGTTTACCACCCTCACGTCCTGGTATATCCCACCCTTCTTCATATGGATTAACAAAGTTAACTCCAAGTGCTGATAAGTAATGCATCCATTTAGCTACATCTATATTCATAGACTTAGGTATCTAAGTAATATCCATAGTAACTACTTTACCTTTATCTCTAGCCATAGCTAATTCAAGACGATACCAAAGTACGATATACATGTATTGTAATGGCTTCATCATACTAACAAGACTACGTGGTCTACTGTTAGTATTATTGTATATTACTCCTGTATATGGCAGTCTTTGTGAATTAGGATTATCTGCTGATACATGTTGATACTCAAGTGGTTCTATACCGACATATAGATCCTCACCTATTCTATATCCTTCCCAAACTTCAATAATCCATCTCCATTCTACATTGATTTCGTTGCCCGTTACCTTATAAGTTTCATCAACTTGATAGTCTTCAGGCATACCTGTTTCTGGATTAATTATTGTTACAAAGCCAATCTTCTTAAGTGATTTCCAACAACAATGCCATACGTGCACATTATTAGATTCTTCAAATGGATTAGCAGCAAACCCATTAATACTATGAGTTTTGATGTGAGGATAGTCTAAAGATGTTTTTCTTACTTCGGGGGTTATGCCACCTTTAGAACTATCATCCATCATGTCCAGCAGGTCATTCAATTGCTTTTCTGACATCTTATCATATAGTCTGTCATATACTTCAGTAACAGACATAATCATCTCATAACAACACCATTGTGCTTCATGTATGAATTCAAGATCAGATGTATCAGTATCATAGTCAAAATAAATAGGATTTATTCTCTCTAAATGAGGCTCTCCATTTACTATTCCTACGTAGTATATCTCTTCACCACCAACTAGAGCATCTTTCCAACCTTTATAGAATTCATGAGTAATATTCAACTTGTTCTTCAAATAGTTTAGACTATGATATGCTGTTATCTCAGCTATATCTTTATAGTCTTTACTCATGTACTTTTGTATCTATTCTGGTGGCATTACTTCACCTGATTGTAATGCTTCTTGGTATCTGTCCTGTTCTTCAGGGCCTAGTCTACTCATGATAGTAGCTTGTATGTAGTCTATAAGCATTTGTTTAGCTTTATCCTACATTTCACTAGTAGCTATATCACTTGTACGTACTACTCTAAAATTAAATGGTCTTTTAGTTTCTTCACCTAATAATAGGTCTATTTTAGGCTTAATTATATTATAATCCTAAGCCATTGCAGGGAAACCATCTTGCTGTTTAAAGGGGTTAGTAACATACTTAAGATCCTTTTCATTATATATACTATTGTAAAGGTCATAGTATGTCTACATTTCCTCTTTGCGAGTTCTAGTATTACCATTTCTAGAACCACCTTGACTATGTCCTATAATATAGTCAACACAAGACTCTTTCCAGTCCTATGTTTTCTTAGACATAGGTAATCTCTACAAAGGAAATTGATTAATATTCTTCATAATTAAAACATATATGCTTCGATATTATCAGTAGGTTCATCGTCATGAAACCACTGTTGAGTAAAGATAGGGCCTTCAAATAATACCCTATTTCTATTCTCCTTTTTTATTTCTTTTACTTTGACATTATAGAGCTGTTCTCTATAAATCATTACTTGAATTAGAGCCATACAGTTGTGGGTAACTATACCGTTTGCAACGTAAGTGTGGTCATCTTGTACTTCTATATTATACACAGTATCAGTAGTTTCTTTACTTTCTAATAGCTTAATTGGCACCCAGAAACCTCTACTGTCCTGTAGGCATACAGATTTAGTATATTTATACTCTATTTGTTTAAACTTATACGAAAATATCGGGTAACTAGAATTAGGTTCATCATAAGAGTAATAATCCAATAACTTATGAACATACTCTCCATTTATTTGTAAATTAACCTATTTTTTACCATTCCTAGGCTTTATTTCTCTAATAGTAGAGTAAATACCATTATCAATTAATATCTGTCTTACTTGTCTTAATAATTCTTCGTAAATGGTAGATATTTCTATAGCGTTTCTATTACTACCGTCGTAATTTACATTATATTTCTAATGTCCATCCGCTTCTAATAAACCTAATACAAACGGTATTAGATCCGCATGATTATTATATACTGTGTAATTAATTTTCTTATTATTTGGTATACAACCAAAGTTAGTTGCTAACTTATGTAATTTTTTAGAATACACAAATAATCTGTAACAGTTTTTAGATTTATCTTTTACTATTTTACAAGGAACAGAGTCGTCAAATTCTTCAATTATTTGTTTACACTATTCTGCACATTTCAGTTGATCTAACTAGTATGTTATTTTTACTTCGTTACTCTTAGGTTTGCAATATCCATCTCCCATTATCCATCCAAGTAAATATAACATCCTGTCATTTATAGTTCTTGGTTTACTCTCAATACTTCTCTTAGGTACTAGTGCAAATTGATATTTATAATTTAATTGATCTGCTCTTAGAAAGTTCTCTCTTAGACTGTTTAAGTTTCTGAACTTATGCGATAATTTATCTGTATACTTAACCAAGATAGGGTGGTTATCTGTACAAATTAATTTCTAATAATCTCCAGAATACTGTAGAGTTACGATATTACCGTCATGAACGTGCTTATCTGTCCAAGTAACAGGTTTATAATTGCCTTTGTCTGTTAATACTAAGTCTCCTATGCATATTTCTTCTATAGGTACATCTCCTTTATCCGTTGTGATTAAAGTACCTTTCGTTAAACATCTATCGAAGTTACCAACATCATTATAAGCAATCAATTCCTCAAGTAGGGGCTCAGACATTATATTATATAGATTCTTTTTCCCAGCTGAATTCTCATCATTTAACCAATCTTTTATTAAACCTTCTCCCCATTGTTTAATCTACTTATTCATATGACAACCTTTCTTACGGTTTACTTTAGAGTTGCCAACAATATCGTTTATAATATCAGGCTAATCAGCTAGTAAGTAGTCACAATGCTTATTAGTAAAGTAAACAAAGATACCTTTATTTTGATTCTCATACATTGCTCTAGCATTGTAATACAGCAATAATTTTCTTACATTCTCATAGAACTCTTCTGCTGATTTAGGTCTACCTGTATATTCAGCAACTATAATATCAGAATATTGTTCTATAGATTGTATACGCTTATATATAAAACAAGAACCAAGAGATGTGGTACTTGATTCGTCATAATCATATGAGTCAATACCAGCTATATAAAGACCTGCACTAGCGTCTTTGTTAGGGTGTTCCCATATTACTATAGAACCAGTAGGATCATCACCTACTAAAGCCCCTGTAACTTCATCTCTTTTGGTTCTTAATGGATAATGAGTTATATCTCCAGTCTTCTTAATTACCCATTTAATAGTTCCATCTGGTTGTTGAATCAAGTCTCCTACTTGTTTATGGTTCTATAATTTCTTATTAGTCCTAAGTAATGATAACTATTCCTGTAATTCCTTTTTGGGAAATATGTTACCATTAAATTCTAGCATGGCTTCAGCTGGAGTAATAGGACGTTCTGCCACATAACGGTCTACAGCTGCATTACTAGTAGCATTAGTTATTACTACTTGTCTTTCAGCTAATATATGTTCTAATGATTTCTTTTTAAACGTATTACCATCATCATCCATATATATACGTTTACCATCTTTATCGCGTATATCTAAATTAGTATACTGAGGTACAAAGAAACCACACTTATTAGTAGTCGCTGTTTCATCCCATATATTATCAAAACCTAAACAGTTATAACCGTCTGGGTTATAAAACATGTCTTTCATGGTCTCGAATGCAGAGCCTTCATCACCACCAGTACCCCATACAATCATTGTACCAAAGGCTATACCATCTACTTCTACAGAAGGTCTTGCAATTTGCCATGCTGCTCCTAATTCTGAGAAAGAACCACCCTCTTCAAACATAACAAGGTTGGCTTTCTTACCACGAACTACGTCAGGATTATCTTTCAAAGTAACGCCAATAATCTCTGACTTGTAACCCATTTCTATTACATTACCATAATCGTCTTTAGTATAGAAACCAGCTCGTCTACGCATCTAGGTATTGACGCTACGCTTCTTACCCCAAGCCGTATTCTTATCTATGAAGTCCATGTAATCCCATGCTTTAGTAAGAATACCATCATCTGTTAAGTATTGCTTATTAGATGCGTATATGAATGTTTTACTATTAGGTATCAAATAGAAATTACGGCATGCCATAGAACCACCTTTGTAAGAGAAACCCTTACGTCTTGATTTAAGTAGACATAGATGTTTACCCACTGTTTCTGCTTCTTGAACAGCATTAAAATAGTAATAGTCATAGTCCCAGAAGTCTGGAAAACTAACTTCATTTATACGCTTTACTACAGTACTGCCATCTTTATCAGTAGTAATATGATTAACAATACGGGATATAGGACAGTAATTTAAATAAAAATAGTTATATCCACTGATAAAGTCTCCATCATCAGCAGTATAACCATTAATACATCTATCTCTTTCTTCATCCCAGAATTTGTAAAATTCCGTGGTTCCTTCTGGATACTAACAGTATTGTCCTGTATTTAGGAACTATATTGAAGCCTAACGAAATTTATTACTATTTACTATCTTTTTATTAAAGTCTACCATATTGTTTTAAAAAAGGGGCGCGTTTCACAACGAACCCCTTCCCAACTTATTAAAATAAAAAACATGTTTACATATAGTGCGGACCCACGACTCGAACGGGAACCGATGGTTATGAGCCACCAATGATACCTTTTCACCAATCCGCAGTACACAGGTTTATACGTGACACCTGTTTAACACGCTGGCTTACGATCCAGTCCTTCATTAGCTGTGTTTACTATTGATCAGATAGTAAGTGACTTAGGAAGTTACGTTGCTCCTCAAAAGCTTCAATATTTTTTAAGTAGTTTATCAGTACGGATCGCACTTCTGCGCCCAAATCCTTTAATATTTAACGTGCAGTTTGAATATACTACATTACAGTTTTTCTGATAAACTACTTATAAGGAGATTTCCAGTGACTGCAACTCAGTTTCTTAAGCTGAGGTTTATACGCCTTATATTTAGTACTCCTTACCTGGGCTGATGTTTACCCCAGACTACCTGTTCACGATAACTACCTATCCAACAAGTTTCCTTCTGCTATTATAGTTTCAAAGGACTGGTATTTTAATTGGTAGCCCCACTACGACTCGAACGCAGACTAAGAGGGTTAGAGCCTCCTGTGCTAACCATTACACCATAGGGCAGTGCACGTAGATATATTTTAATTGCCTCTACGTATGGCAAGTGTATTTAGAACCAACTAAATAGTCTCTTATACCAAGGCTTCTTAACAACTACCTTACATAATACAGCGTCTACTTCTTTAACTTGTTCCCAGAAGTCTGCACCATCTTTAGTCAAATCAAACGTAATAATCAATTTTGTTTTCATAATTTGCTTAGTTTATTCTTAAAAACGTATTGTTTAATTTAGGTTATAAATTAATGTATTATTTCACCAACTCGTAAGGATTAACCTTAGCATCACCTTTAACTTTACCCATAGCTACCTCTTCAGCCTTAACCATATTCTCTAGAGTATCAATACTTTTAAGTACATTACCTACAGAGGTCATACCAGCTAATAAGTCTTTAATTTTCTTCTCATCTAGAGTATCATCAAGAGATTCTTTATAGTACTTACTGATGCTATCTAATTTCAGTCTCATATTATCAAGCATCTCCAGCGTACGAGTATAACAGAATGCTTTATAGTCGTTTTCACAGCTAATCTCTTCAGCAGTAAATTGGTAGTTTTCATCACCAAATATTTCTTTTTTCAGCTTTTCCTCTCTACTATCAGCTTCCATACTCTGAACATACGGACTATTCCATTTATTCATAAGCACTATATAGCTAATTACTTTAGTGGCGTGCTCTTTATCTGGCTTATCGGCATCCCATACCTTTTTAAAGCATGGGATACCTAAAGCATCTGAGTGAATAACTACTTTACCACCTATAATGTCAAATAGTTTCATTAACTTCTATTTTCTTAGTTAAGCTTTCAAACCATCTACTAATGTCATCTTTAGCTACTAGATCGGTGCATACTACTACTTTAGTATCATAATCTACTCCATTCCAGTTAACAAAACATAGTATTAGGTCTCCTTCATTATAATCTATTACCTCAGTATCAGTAATTACTTGTCCAGACTATTTAGCAAAGAACGCATCTCTTACATCAAAGTCACTAGGCGTATTTTTAATGGCATTAGTTTCAGTATCATATAGAACTTTATTGCCGTATTTGTTTATTAACAGTTTATCCATATTAATAATTTGAAGTACATTCACATTTTATATCACAATCCCTACAAACTTTTTCAGTACGTTTTTGCTTTTCCATTTCTTCTAAGAATTTCTTTTTATGTTCAAAGTAATTGTTCAAATCGTTGTTATTAATAACAATTAAATCTCCTTCTTTTTCATTACCAATACGATACATAAGTAATACTACACCACCTTTTTCTACTTTATATTCTTTGCCAGATCTTATAAGAATACCGTCTTCATCAATAATCCACACACAATCTATATCATGTACTGTATCAATATATTTTAAATCTAATGTATCAGTATTTAATTTTATTATTGATTTTCTTTTATCTAAAACGTATTTATTCATAATGTCTAATTTTTAGTCAATTCTATAACCTAAATAATATTCCTTACTTAATCTCTATAGTATACCTTCAGCTAATTTCTAAGGTACATTTGGATTCACATACTCTGAATTATTCTTGTACTTCTGTAGTATCTCCTGAAACTACATTATCTCCTTTTCCAGACTCTGAGTTGTTATATTGCTGCGTATATTTTTCATATAATTTATCACACAAGTAATCTATCTGATCTGCTCTATCAAGTGTAGTTTCTTTGTTAGTATTCTCTATAATCATATCAGTTACAGCATCTAACATATCTCCACTAAACTGATCATACATCAATTCTCCAGACATTATCAACTCTTCTACTTTAGAGAATAATTTCTTCATCTTCTTTGTAAATGTAGAACTATCTGCACTATTTTTCTCAATGTTCCACATCGTTATACTTTCTTCCTTTGTCATTACTCATTAAATTTAATTACGCTACTACTGATACAACTTGCTGCCCAACCAAGTAAATAAGCATAGCATTCATTTCTGCTGAAAACATCTGCTGATAGTCCAAGACTATCGAATATATAATCTGTAACATGTGTTGCCTCATGAGGTATAGTATTTGATAAATCATCACTATTTAGATCAAAAATAAGTACTAATACACCAGATCTTCCTGAATTCTTGTGTATTACTGGTATTGTCATAGCACTAGTACATCCTGTTTCATAATCTTCTACTAGATTTTTATAGGTATCTGGATTCTCTTTAGTAAAATCATTTATATTACAGAATACAAACATCTTATCTAGATCTGTAATTTCAGTAGCAACCCAAAGTAATCTAGGATAAACTACAGGATCGTATTTGTCAATTTTTCTTTTCATACTGCTTCTTTAACTTAATTTTACCTAAATATGTGAATCTGATAGCTTTATCTTCCATATTTGTAATAGCTTCATTAGCAAATCTAAATGGGCTATTGCATATTACCTCAATAACATGATACGGTAGATTATATCTATTACTTAACTTAGTATATATACTTGGTTGATTTTTCATTGAAATTTATTTTCCTGTAATACTTACATTCATCTAAAGTAATAGAGCTACTTATAGTATTTGGTCTAATTACATTAATAATGTCAGCTATATCTAGCCAGTTATTAGAATAACGTAAACTACCTGTTATAACGGCTAATTTATTTGCTTCTAACTTACTATACTTACGTATAGGTTCGTATATAGCAGTATCATTATCAAAATTACCATTAATACTTAAGAGTTCTGTTTTTTGAGTAATAAGAGTAAATTTATTATAAGGAAGATTCTTTCTTGAGATATTATACCAAATCTTCTTAAGTAAGCTATAATCTTTCCAAACTACAATAGATCCAGGCTCAAGCATTGTTGATTGTATTTTCATCTTTGTTCAATCTTAAAATTATAGTTATTTGTACTCTATCACCGATTACTTCTGGTATTAAAGCCTTATTAACTATTACTTCATCCTCAATTTTACCTTTTACAAGTATACCAGAATTCTTAAATTTAGTAATATATCTACTTAAGTTATCTGGAGTAATACCAAGGGTTTTTCTGATATACTTTCTATTCTCAGTACTAATTACATTCTTACTGATATTGGGGAGTTTAGGAGTATTCATATCTATTTGTATAAATGTAGATAATAGTTCTAACTCCCTATCAGTAAGTTTAAGGATACCATTAAGGCTTCTTAGAAATTCATTATATAAATCGGTTTTAGATACTCCTTTAACCAATTTATTCATTTTCTAGTCTAGCTTTAACGTTATCTGCAAATTTAATTAAATTGTAAAGTACTGTTTCGGATTCTACTTTAACGCAGGGTTGTAATTCTCCTTTTTCAAATTTTTCCTGGTTTTCTTTAAGATTCTGCTTATATTCTTTGATCTTCTCTTCTAAGAACTCTATAGTATCTTTAACAGTATCAGATGTAGAATCTACTTCTACCATAATCTCTTTCTCTACTAATTCTTCAGCAGTATTAGTATCTATTATTGCTGATCTAAACTTATCACCACAGTATACATCAAGAGTATATGCGTCCAATTCTTCATTATAAGAAAGAAGATCACCTTTCTTAAAGAATCCGTCTTCTTTTACTACTTTTAAATTTTTCATACTTTTACTTTTAATAGCTATTGTTGTTCTACTAAACCTAAAACGGTTATGTTAAAAATTTGTTAATACTTTTTAACATTTGTTAACATTTAAAGTACGTATAAAGAAAAACCCCAGCCAAAGCCGGGGTTTATCCAGAATATTTATAATAAAAATGTCATGTATGTATAAATATTGATTATTTACAAATCGCTATCACGTCATAGGTTTTGACTAATTGACTATTCTTGAACAGATCGAAATCTTTAGCAAATTTCTTATTATATACTACCTTATCTCCGATATTTAATTCATCTTCTTTATATGAAGACGGCAATGCTAAAACAATGCCAGTAGCCCATTCAGATTCTACTTCCTTTGTTTCTGTCTTTGTTTCGTACTTGTTATATCCTTCTTCATCCTTCTCTCCTGTAGGAATCTGCTCTGTAATTTCCTTAGTAACCATAATAGGATCTAAAGGCTTCACCAATGCGTCCTTTAAAAAGGTATAATTAAGTTTCTCTAAAACTGTTTCTAATACTTTATCTTCGTTCATATTCTTTAACTTAGTTTAATACTATAACGTAAAGTATAGTCATAGGTTCTTATTTTATTGCTTTATTTTAAGTATATTACCGCCATTAGAAGTACAGTAAGTAACTGCTTTAACTGGACAAGTTAATTGACTTTGAAAGTAGCACCCATCACATTTACCTCCTTTAGATGATTCTACTATAAACTGTTTACCATTTATATCTATAGGCAGTTTATTCTTTATTATTCTTGCCAATTCTGGATCATTTATTGTCATTTACTTTTCCCTTTCCGTGCTTATCTAAGTAAAGCATAGCTATTGCATTCCAAGCTACAGCAGCTAAATGATTTACTTTAGTTTCTTCGTCAATCTTAGTTCCTTTTTCATACTCAAGTAAGTGTCTTAACATAGCTGCTTTATAACGTTGATAACCGTTTTCTAAGCCTTGCCAGTTATTATCTCCATACTTAATAGAACCAGCTGTATAAAGCTTTACTATGTCTTCAATTTCTTCTAATGGTAATAAATCCCATCTTAACTTACCATCTTGAAAATCATTTTTCTTTCCTTCTTTCATAGTATTTAAAATGATTTAGTTCTGTACTTCTATTTATGTGTTCTAATATGTGTTTATTTATTTCATTCAGCATATAACCTGTTACTAAAGCAAATTCATTCTTACCTAAGAATATAGGATATAAGCCTTCTTCTTGGTATGTCATAATATTACTTTCTTTAGTATATAACCTTGAGTACAGTAACCAGTAATTCTAGAAGGACAGCTTCTATCATATAGACTACAACCTTCACACATACCTTTATGCAATTCAGGTACTAATTGATAAGGTTTATTACCGTGATATATTATCTTTCCAGAGTAGGCTTTATCAACTTTAATTTCTTTATTCATATGCATTATCTTAAGTAAAGTAGTATAATTAATTTATCTAGAGTAAGAGTAGTTATATATGGCTTACTTATGATATAGAACTTATTAGTCTGTATTAGTAGATTAACCCCTCTTACTCCCCTATAAACGTCTAATATGCTATTTATGTTACCTTTTCTTTAACATTTATTAACATTATTTATGAATATTTAACGCTATTAAGTTCAATGTTTTTAACATTCATTAACGATTTTAACTCATCAGCTAACTTTCTAGCATCTGGATGAGCTGCACCACTACAACGTAATTCAAAGAAATGTTCCCAGTCACTTTCAAAACCTGTCATTACTAACTCTGTCTTAGTTGCATTAGGGAGTATTGCCCTTGCTTCTTGTGGTTTTAATCCTTTATTTATTAGTAGTCTGTATTGCATTCCTGCATTGTTCAAGCACCATAAAAAGTTGTCCGCTATACCATTGGGATGGTATTGCCTATCACTAATAACGTAAGTATTAAGAATAATTACATAATTTTAACAAAAATTATAATTTTTTTAGAAATAAAAAATTAATAGAAGATGCCCGTGTGTGGACTACCACAAAACAAATCCCCCACCCCTGTTAGAAATCGGGAAGTCCCCGGTAGGGTTTGGTGAGTTTACTTATGAAAATGCAACAGAAAGCAAATCAACTACTACTGCCAATCATTGCATTATTAACTAAATCTTACTTATTATGTCTGATTGTTTATTTATTCCATCTGATGCAGATGAGGATTATGCTGATGCATGGTTCAATTGGGATTAATATAAGGGCTGTAATGGCCCTTATTTACTTTGATTATCAACTTAAAACTTTATAAATATGCTTAACAAAATCAAATTGTATATTGGCTATTGGCTTATTATGTTGTCTTTCTATCCTTATAGGAAGGTATTTGCACATAATTGGCTTACTCTTAAAGAGTCATTCAAAATAATCTCACATCCTGATGATTATGATAGCGAGACTGTTACATCAAGTTACACAATATTTGCATATACTAATGTGGAATTACGTAAGAAAGTAGAACTATGTAAACGCTACGGTTTATGAGTAATTATAAGATAGTAGAAGACCCAACTGTTTGTGAAGTAGCTAAAGAATTTATTCCTGTTGTAGAAAGAGACATAAAAGTAGCAAATGCTGTTACTGTTATGAGTAGTTTAGTTCAAAGAGTTGATGAAGTACAATGTATGTAATTACACAGTACACAGTACTCAGTATTAACACAAAGGCTGCGCACAGGAAGCAAATCAGGCACAGCTGCTCAACATTGGGGGAAGCAGGAAGGAATTCATAGTGTTTGCCATTGTTTGAGTGAATGGGTGATGATATACCACTCACCCACATTCTTCCACTTCTCCCATTTTCAATGTATTACCTCATCAAGTAATATATAGCTATAATTTACAAATCACCAAAAACCTAAGCACTGTATAGGTAAAGTGCATCATGTCATGGCACGTTATAAATTAATCGAACCGTTAATCAAAACAGTTGAACAAGGTAAGCAGAATGCAGGCACTAAGTATTTAGTAGCCAAACTTCAAAATACCTTATGTCCATGGGAAGACATGCAAATATTTACTTGTTTCATTCAGCCCATTGTGAACATATTTACTCCATTGTTATCAATTCAACATGGAGGAACAGCACAAGCAGACCAACCAATTCCTGAAGAATTACAATATGTAACAGGATGTTGGATTGACTGGTGTCCACCACAGAAGTTCTACAAACAACATCTGTCAGACCATCCAGCTCAACATGCAACAGCAAATCGACCAGCAAGAGAAGCAATCAAAGCTGGTTCGCTTGTATCGAAAGGTGGAAAACCTATTCTTTACACTACACTACGAATATTCTGTCAATATTATATTGACGAATTCGGAGAAAAACAATGGATACGTGGAGGTTCTCCTGAAGAAGTAGGGCAAAGAGCATTTGGTGCTTATTGTGTACCAGCTGAAGAAGATAAAGCTCCTCAGCATGTACCAACTACTCCAGAACCTGAAATAATTGGAGGACAAGTAGTACAACCAGCTCCAGCTCCTACAGCACAAGGTCAACAACCAACCTTCACACAAGCACCACAAGGAGGTCAACCATTACCTTATTAACACAGAGACCGACAACGTGTTACCGCTGACAGACCAGGAATAAGAATAGTCTGTTACTTTAAAAAAACTCAATAACTTCGGAGTAGCGTAAGCTACGGAGTTGTGTAACAATCCCAAGACATTGAGGGCACCAGTTTCTTACAAATAGGTTTAGGACTATCCTTGTAAATGCTTAGCTACTACAACATTGATTTCTAGAGTCATAACGCCAGAGTAGAGAATTCCTATTTGTAAGTTTTAGGTGTAAAATGCACATTTATTCGCAAAGTAATTATTCTATGAAATGCAAATTATCTACATATGTTGTGAAACATAGCTTAACCACATTAAAGTATAATAATATAAGTTAGGTATGCCCTTATAAAGACTTAGGTAACGCTAAGGACTATATTATTATACTTTCTTCTTTAATGCTACCGTAGACAGTGACAAGTCTGTTTAAGTAACTATCAGTTATATAAAATGCAGAGTCAAAGAAGCTATCATATTTATTATGCACAAATAGATATGATAGGTAAAACCACGTGGTAGGGCACAGTTAGGTTCGCTGTGAGTGCACCCTTTAGTAGCAACTAACCAAAGCAAGTATAGATGGGAATAAGCTATTACCTCGATAGGCTTAATGAGGTACTTGACAGTCTGACACTAACTGAACAATAAGCGTCAATACTTTAGCATTCCAACTATTATATCAACACAATGATATATGAAAACTCGTGTATGATGTATATCTCCCTAATTGGGGCGTTACGACGTTCTAGAAACGTAGTATGAAGGCGCAGAGGCGTTAGAACTAAAGTATTTAATAGAGTAAGAGAAAATGAGGTCTTATATCTGACAGCTCTTAGCATAGCTTATAGTGGTGTTTTCCATAACTATATTAATGCGCTTACTCTATTATTTTTTCTACGCATTAACTAACAAATAAATCAATTATATAGAAACACATGAAAGAAATAACTTGTATTCAACAGTATGTAATAGATAATCTTATCAATGATAAGAGACTGTCTATAGAAAATCTAATAGATGCCGTAATTAAAACATGTTCAACAGAACAATTTGATAACATATTATCTATTCTTATCAGAACACCTATTCCTTGTACAAATAAGGAAAACTCAGAAGATAACGCAAAATTCGTAAAAATGTGTATGTTTATACCTAAGGAAGCTAGTAAAGAAACTAAAATACAAATAATAAAAATACTAAGAGAACAATTTGGTATTATTGCTCTTAATCTTAGAGAGGCCAGGGATTACGTAGATAGTTGCATAGGAAAATATAGTATATTACCTAAAGTAGTTAGACAAGAAGAAGTAGATGAAATTGCCAAAAAACTAGAACCATATAATGTAAACATATTTTACAACAAAATTTTATTAATAAGTTAATGCAGTAGAAATACTGCACCTATACTGTGAGAATCAGTATCAACTTTGTGGGGCTTATATCTTAGGAGCGCATATAAATAAACCTATATCTCAATAGAAGGAATAATAGTTGCAAATAGTATTCTGGAAATTCTTTTATAGTTAGGTTTATACCTAAGTATTAGTGCAGAGAAATCAAAGACATGTACCGTATAGGAAGAAAAAGCTAGTGTACAAAGTAAAATCCAGGGACGTGGCTGTCCTATAACATTTTTCAGTAAACCAGAGAGTATGTTCAAAGGATAATCATACTCTCCTCTTTAAGGTGAGAATCCTTGACAAGCATGTGGGGCTTATATCTATCTATAAACAAGGAGACGGACTAATTTTTATTAGTACAAGGAGTCGGTTATAGTAGTATTAGTGCAGACTTTAAAATCATGCAGTATAACAACCTTCCGTATACTAATGCAATAGTGAACTTCTGAATCATGTTATACTTATTAGTCCTAAGCGTAGGATAGTCCTCAACTTATTATGTTCCGTTAGCTTAATATGGATTTGTAGAATACTAAGAGTAGTATTGCTAGTATATTTATATGTGAATATAGGTATACTAGTTGCACTCATAAGGCAGCCTTCACGTGGCGAGTGTGTTAAGTAATAGGTTAAATAAATCTTCCAGTTTGTACCTATGAAAACTAACGCCTTACTTTTTATTAACAATTTAATCAATAAATTATGATAGAAACAATAGCAACACTAATTACTGTATTTTGTGGTATATTCTCAATGATAATAACAGCTTGTACTATACGAGCACCGTACTCAAAAACAGTAGCCAACGTACTTAAAACATTACTTATAATAAGCATTATTAGCGGAGGAATAACGTTTATCTCAATAATAATAAGATTATTAATAATTCATCAACAATAAATGCTCAGATGGCGGAATAGGCAGACGCTAAGGTCTTAAACACCTTTGACCATTGGTCGTGCGGGTTCAATTCCCGCTCTGAGTACAAATAGTAAATAATATGGAAATAAAAGTTTATCATACAGGAAACAGTTTTGAAGATTTAATTGCTAAGTATCTAATAGTATTAGATAACAATAATATTATCTTTAAAGGTAGAGTAGTTAAATTATTATTCAAGTGTGGGCCTGTACTACCTTCGCATGTACTATTAGAAGGCATTGAAGAGTTTGGTGCAAAAACATATGAACTATTTATTAAAAATCAAAAATTTATTTAATATAAAATCAATTTAATTATGAAAGAAAAACCAAAGAAATCAGTAAGAATGTGGGTTGCAAGAGATAAAAATAACAAATTATATGTTTATCGAAATAAACCTATAAAAAGTGTTGATGAATGGAAATTATCGTATGGAAATGGTAAAATACATATGTTATCTATTAGCAATGAATTATTTCCATCTGTAAAATGGGAAGATAAAGAACCTACAAGAGTAGTACTTAGATTGATATAATATGATAGTCAAGAGAAGTACTTCAAATAGTATACTCACAAGTATTGGTGAGTTTTTACTTGCATTAATTATAATAATAGTAGTAGCTGTATTGATAAGTAAACATTATAGAGACTATAATTATTACAATTATGTAGAACTTAAAGCACAATATAAGAACTATATTGTAACTAATAAGTACATACGGAACTCAGACACCTATGTGTTAGAACTCATGAATCCTTTCAATAAAAAGACTGAAGAGGTATATGTTAAGGACTACTTATACTATAACACTTATTTTGTAGGAGATACTATAAAATGACGAGAAGTAAAAGTCAAAAGTATATATATCTATGTAGATACAATAAGAGTAAGCCGTATCGTGTGATAATACGTCACAATGGTAAAAATATTCAATTAGGAACCTTTGCTACATTTCCTGAAGCTCTTGAAGCTCGTAATAATAAATTACGGGAATTAACACTAAGAATACCACTTGATCCGTCTTATAGATTAACTATTAAATCTGTACTAAACGATTGCGTGGATACCTTAAGTGTTGCAGCAAAAGAACTAAAGTATGTAGATGACACTCTTTACAATACAGTTACTAAAGATCTTAATAAACTCGCTAAATTAGTAGATAACTTTTAAACTTTTAATCAAAAAACTATGTTTGAACAAGTAAAAGATTACAAAAGTGCTTGTGCTATATTAGGTAAGAAACCTATTGATAAGCGCAGGAAATTAGATGAGCATATTGTGTTACACATCATGCTGAGTACTATCACTGAAGCAATTAACTTTATTGCTAATGGAAACAAACCGTGGATACCAGTCTACCAACAAAACAAACCAATCGAAACATGGTACAGTTGGTGGTATATTGATTGGGATAAAATTGAAAAAGGTTCTTATGCAGGTTTATTCAATCTGGATTCTAACCTTGGCGTTAGTTCTGCCTATGCTGATGTCGGTAATCATCTACAATTCATTAACAGAGATGCAGCAGAATACGCAGCTAAAACATTTAAACCATTGTATATGAAATATATATTTGGTATAGATTAAGTTCTCATATTTATTAACTATTAAAACATTTATCAAAAAATGGAAGATGAATTACAAAATTCTCCAAGAGGAAGAGGCTCAGCAATAGCCTGGAGTTTAGCAACAATCCTAATTCTATTAGGAATGTTAGTTGCTAGCGCACTAACCTTTATCTGTCACGATAAGGTTGACAATCTCATCAATCCTGAAAAGGATAATGTAGAACAAGTTTGTGTTGACACAATTTATACTGAAGCTGTACCTACAATACAGGAAGTTCTTCAGTTTCGAGAAGACACAAAACGTTACATGCACATAGACAGTGTATTTCTTACAATGCCAGACGTTGTCTTAATAGATATACTAAGGCAACATGGAACTTCATTGTCTAATAGTGACATCGTAACTATATATGAATCGAACAGAAGTACTTATAACAAAGTAATGAGTGGAGCCAGAAGTCAACACTATAAAGACTCATTAGATAAATTGTCTAATACTTATAACAATACTAAAGATACTACTTTTGTAAAGAGAGAATAAAACAATAAACCTCACTTTCTGATTTAGTTCATAATTTAATTTTTAAATGAAAAGTATACTTAGTCTGCGAAGATAGAGTATACGTCTTCAGAAAATGACAAACCTGTGGGGCGTAAGTAAATGCATATCGTATATTATTCCCTTGAATACGGCAATAGCGGGTAATATCCGAGATACTCGTATTTGTGTTTATAATCGTGCAGACGTTAAAATCAGGTACTCCAATAAGGAAAGTTTGACAGCAATCCTGCTTATGAGTTAAAACTATAGAGAGAGTCATAGAAACAAAGTGTTGTTATCTTATTATTAACAAATGTGATTAGAATAGATACTATTTATTCTAAGAAAGAACGAACATAAGCTATGTTTTTAATTTCTAGTTGATACTAACTTAAAACAAAATCCAGAGTATCCTGGTCGTCGTCAATAATATTAACGATTTAAAACATTAAGTAATATGAAAAAGAAATTAACAAAGGAGGGAACTAATGCCTCGTATTAAAGTAGAAGAAGGTCGTAAACTCACTGAAATAAAATTCGGTACAGACCACTATCTTGCAAACTTACTTGCGTGTACTAAGATATTAGGTATACCTTTAAGTAAAGCAAGAACTTTATGTAAATCTCATCCAGATATGAATATTAAGGTAGATCCACCACTACCTATTATCAGTAAATTACCTACTGATGCTATTCATGCTGAATTAGATGAATATACAATAACAGTTAAAATAACTATTAATTAACTATCAAAGTAAAATGAAAGCAATTATTATTACCTTCCATGGAGAAGCTCCTGAGAAGAATTATGATGAAATTATCAGAAAAATGGCAGAATTAGTTTTTAACAATACTAGTACAAAGATTGAAGATATATCTGCTGCTATATTAGACGATAAAGAAGTATCTGAAGCTTTACTACAAAAAATAGTAATGACTCCTACGACAAATACTGATAAAGCTTCTCTAACACCCAATGTAAAAATTGTAAGTGAACTTTGTAGTAATATCATTAATGAAATTGGCACACCATCATTAATGAATGAAGAAGTATTTCGTAAGGATTTATTAAAATATCTTCTTAATGAAGAAGATAAAATTACAACTAAAGCATTACGTATCATTATCAATACTCCAGAAAATACAAACAGTAAAGTAAAGCTAATATTACATGATTACGGTTTGTCAAAACTTCCAGAAATACTAAGAGAACTTAATTCTATTCTTAAGCTATACTAATATGGCAAGAACAGAAAAAGATTACGAAAGGCAACAAAAAGACTTCAAAAAGAAGCCTAAGCATAAGAAAATGGAGCCTTACAATCGTAAAAAGTCATGGAAATAGGAGAAGTGATTAAAAAAGAATGGTTAAATACTTTTGAAAACATAGCATATAAACGCTATAATGAGTTAATGACCATATCTAATGAATGTCCTACACTTGATAATAAAATCAACTGTAGTGAATGTACTCATGAGTGTAAACTCAGAATGCAACCTGAACAGTCCAAGGAGGATATTCCGCCAGAGTATCCGCCCGCTGTTATATATTACTAATTTAAATTGTTAGTATGGTGGATTTCAGTCAACTTAGAACTATTTATAACCAAAACCCTAATGGAAGTTTAGTAGTGCTAAACTGCTATTCAAGAGTACAATGGACTATACAACGGTCAACCAAGCATAATGCTTAGGTCAGAAGAAGGATATGGGTTACTTGCGAATAAGATATACGAATAAGCAAGATAGTTCTTTTTTAATCTTAAAATTATCGAAAATGAGTAAGACTAAAAGAATAAAAGTCCTAGAGGAATTTATTAGACTAGAGAAACTAGAGGAGAATCCTAGACAGGACTACATAGAAGCATGTGAAGAAGCTGCTAATAAACTCAAAAATAAGTTGAAAGCAGAAGAAAAACGTGTTAGTAGATATCTTATATTGATATCACAGAATACTAACAAGCGTAAAGAATCATACGGTAATCGTAAGCTTATAAAAGCAGGTGAGAGAGAAAGTTATCGCCAACGCAAAATTAGGCTGAACAAAGAACGTAGAGAATCTTTACACAATGGGTAGGTCAACCAATCCCTTAGTTAAAATAAATGCTACAGAGAATATTCAAGAAAGAATTAGAGCTGTAGCTTACTTTGGGAAGCTCACAACTGAAGCAGCAATGTATTGGTGTGAGAAACAGAAATATAGGCCGATAGAAGTTTATCCTATAAATATCACTGTAGCAGTATATGAAGCTAGAGAAAGATATTTTAAAAAATGTAATTTCATAGAAATTATTTCGTGATTAATAACTATAGTATCAAACATTTAAAAATTTATCAAAATGGCAGAAGAAAACAAATTGAACATCTTTGATGTAAACAACGAGAGTGATGACATTCAAGAGTCTATCTCTAACGCGAACAAAGTAACCGATGACGTAGTAAAGAAAGCAGCTGAAAAGATTGCCGAGCGCCGTAAGGAAAAACTTACGAACGAACTCATCGACGTGGTTCAAAAGTGTGAGTACACTGAGAAATCCGCAGCATTGCAGTTACGCCGTAGTAACCGCGTGAACCAGAGAATGAAGACCTATATGAAGGACTTGCACAATCTCGCAGAAGAAGTGAAGAGTGGTAAGAAGCCAGTTACGGCCTGGGATGATGAAGCTCCAGCACTGAAGAAGCAGTTTGACAAGGACCTCATTGAAATTGACAAAGATATTGACAAGTCCCAAAACGAGCTTGACAATATCTTCCCCAATTCCTGGTCTTATCGCTGGAATAGTTTGATTCCCCGTCGTAACGGTTAATCAGACTAAAAACTAAAATAAAAGAGATTCCAAACTTGAGTATCTTTGTATCTAAACAAGTTTAGTGTTTACGGGGGAATATCTATACGCCCTACGGGCCGAAAGCATATTGGACGGCACAAAGACCTGAATTAACAGGTCACACTACGTATCTTTGTATCATTAGTGTGGAATTACTGTGTACTACTGATCATATGTCTGAGATCGCGACAATAAGATTGTCCTGTATTAGTAATAGTACTGAACTGCTTTAGTCGAGATATCAAATCAGACTGAATAATGTGTATCTTGTATCATATATGTTTCGTCATATATCATTATTCGAGTATCATCAAGATCAGTAATAAGGAGAACTAACCATTCTCAAGACCATAGGGTATATAGCTTTGGTCGGCTATATACCCACATTGACTGTTAGGTCTATTGAATCATTGTTTGGACGAGGGTTCGACTCCCTCATGCTCCACGGTCTTTGCGGTTAAATAAAAGAGCTAGAGCAAACTGAAGATATACGTGTATATGTAACCAGTCTAGTAACGAAAGGTCCCGCACGGTTGCAGCAGAGAACCGTTAGCTGCCGTTTGACCGTATCGTATAACGGCACCTTGGGGCATTATGGTTTTGACAGCAATAGTGAAGGTAGAATAGGTCAATAAGCAGATAACTGGCAATACAAGTTATGTAACAGATTACACTCGCTTAGTAGCGTAAGTAATCTAACGGCTAAGCTAATGTCGTAGAAAGCTGGAGTAAGTAAGCTTTGCATGGTAGTGAAGCCTTGGATTTTACTAAGAGATAAGGTGTTCGAGTCACCTACTTACTACAAATTAAATTAAGTTTAATCAATAAATATTAATTTGAAATGGGATTAATAAAATTTATCAGAGAAAAACTTCCTGAACCTCTAGACAAGGCTAGTAAGGAATTAAGAATGAAAGAGAAATTGGTACAACGTATCAACTCTGTAGTACCGCAGTGTTACAAGAATAAGTATCACTATAAAGAAGGAATTTCTAAAGTAAGAAATATATTCTTCTTTTGGGAAACAAGAGGCACTGAAATTATTCATCTTATAGATGCAAGTAATTTAACTCCTGAAGACGAGACAAAATTTCGAGAACTTGAAAAAAAAGCAAGAAACTATCAACAACAATGCGTATAAGATACTTTGCATGGTTTGACTCTAAAGCCGAACGTACTGAATTTATCAGTATTCTTAATCAATCTCGCTCAGAATCTGAAGCGATAAGTAAACTCTTAGATAAATATCCAGACCTAAGTATGTCTGCAATATCAGGAGTAGTAAATAACTTTCAAAAAGAAATAAACAAAAAGTCATGAAACTAAACCATCCTGGAATCTACCGTATTATTGGAGAAAACTATGAATTGTTAGCCAATATAGTAGGAGAAGTACCGTGTTTAAGAATTACTTCTGCATTACTTATGAATGACCTTGTTCAAAGAGGTAAGTTTACAATATTATCTGAGGACTCAATTGAAATACAAAATGTATGTAATAATCCAGATGCATTCTTGTTCTTCGAGCATGAATACTCAGAAGTATGCCCATTACCGCCTTATAGGCAATCTATTCGTGGTACAAAAATGCCAGATATCAGTAATGATATGATGAAAGCATTTACAGAGCGCTATATAAGCGATATGTCTATAAACGGCAGAGGAATTGAAGCTACAAAAGCTTATATTCTAAGTGTAACAGACTGGAGCTTAGCGCAAATAAACGTATTATTACTTAGAATAGCTAATAGTGTACGTCGCAATGGTCGTAAATAGTATTACTGTTTATACTTATCTGAATAAATGTCCAATAAGATATAATCAGATAAATTGGAGACCATCCTGGTATGTATTTTTAAGAATACAAAACAAGGAAATAAGAGAAACAGAATTCCACAAATTCTTCAAAAAACAAACATTGTCTAAAGTACTAGCATGGTATGATACCCAAATACTACAGCAAATAGGCATAGCTTCTAAAACTACTCTTGAAGTAAGAATAAGAATAGTCTGTGGTATGGTAAACAAATTACCTATTGAAGTACTTACTCGTGATTTGAAGATTGAGTTCATGGAATGTATATGGGATACTTTCCGTAAGTTCTATGATGAATGGAATGAGTGGTATTGCAGATATATATTGCAATTACCTTTCTAGGGTTATAGTCATTGGGTTGACTATAACCCACACTAAAGCCCGTAATTATGACAGATGAAGAAAGACAACAGCTTTTCGATCTGATCAAACAGGCGAAAGAAGGCAAACAAAGTGCCTTCACAAAGCTTTATGAAAAGTATAATCGAATTATATACAGTACTATATATCGTATTGTAAATAATAAAGATGCAGCAGATGATTTATTATCTGTTACTTTTACCAAAGCTTTTTCTAAGCTAGATAGTTATATTAACAACATTTCATTTGAGATGTGGTTAAAAACAATAGCTATAAATAGTAGTATTGATTATATTAGACGTACTAAAAAGGAGAATGCAAACTATTGGCTGGATGATGACACTAGTACTGTTCAATTGAGAAGTTCGGCCGACTACTCACCTGAAGATAACTATATCTTCAATGAAACAGATGCCAGATTAACAAATGCCTTCAATAGACTTCGTTATAAGTACCGATATATACTCGAACTACGTACTGTTCAGAATATGTCTTACAAACAGATTTCTGAACAATTGGGTCTCTCAGAGAGCCAAGTAAAATCTCAGCTTAATAAAGCTAGAGAGAAATTAAAACAATTGTTAAACTAAAAATTTACAAACATGTCAGCAATTTGGATTATTGTGCTACTATTAGTAGCATTTGTCTTTGCGAGAGGATTTCGCAGTGACAAGATGTGGTGGATTTATATCTCCTGCATCGTAGCTGGCTTGTTAGTAGGTATGTTGAGTAAGGAAGTAATCGTGCGTTCAGGGATGAACAAACAAGATACTTCCATTACTCAGCTAATCAACACCGTTGATGACTATAGTTCTGCATGCACACAAAGCTTAGTGTGTACAGTGACAGAAGGTACTACCAATTGCCTATCTGGGGTTGTGAGTAACATGTCAGAACTTAAAGTAAAGTTATCAGGCGCATTGATTAGTAATATCTATACTAACGGGCGTGACTCACCAGCAATAGAGGATGATAGTTGACCTCTTTAAATATTCTATCGACTGAAAGTAAAAAATTATTATTAACCACCAAAAAATTTATCAAGAATTATGGCACAAAAAGAAATGTCTAAGGCTGAAAGAAAGGCAGTATTGAAAGCAGCTAAAGCAGCTGCAAAAGCAGAAGCAAAAGAAAATAACAAGAATACTCAGCAGACAGCTGAGAAAGTTGAAACAAAGGAGAACAAGAAAGAGGAAAAGAAGCCTCAAGTAGCTGCACAGACAGTAACCAATAAAGACCAGAAAGGAGAGACGAAAGAACAGAAGGAACAGAAGAAAGAGCAGAAGTCCGGCACCCAAAAGCAGAAGAAAGACAAAACTCCTACTATCATTCCTGAAGAAATTACAGAAGACAAACCGAAAGTATCTCCTGAAGAAAAGGCTATCAAGCGCGCAACATCGCTTGTAGGTGGAATAACCGGTGCAGGTATTCCTGTAGGTTCAACAGCTTCATCGGTAGATGGAAAGGCTATGTTAGCATTTGTAATGCAACAGCGTTACGCTAACAACGAAGAACTTGCCAAGCGCTATCCTGAAGTATACGCAGATATCAATCGTACGATTGATGTAGTGAGTCTGCTTGCCCTTGTCGATATTCGCCAAGACTTATTCAACCGTGGCGAACGTGGTGAATTGCAACTGATGATTGATGCAAATCAACTCATGCCGTTGCAAGGTATGGCTGAAATGCTAGGTATTAAACTAGCTCCAGCTAAAGCATTACCAGGTAGTGATGATGGTCAACTGGCTATTGACTTTAACAAGTCAGAGATTCCAGAAGAACTAGCAAAAGATGCTGGTAAGACTGTTACTAAAGTACCGGAGCTTGATCCGAATAAGATCACAACAGATGAGGAAATTGACGAAGCGTTAACTTATCTCATCAACAAAGAGAGAAATGTAGCAACAAACATTGTTAACACCGTAGAATGGTATCGTACTTTACGCGGCCTTAAGGAAACTAACGCTGACAAGAAGTTAGCATTAGATGAGATGACAGTAGGTGATTGGATGAATGAAATATTCAGCCGTATCAACCCTGTTAGCTTACTTAAGGGATTAGGAAGCTCAGTATATGTGTATACTTCACAGACTGGCTCTCCGTGTATGGCACACTCAGTACTTCACAACCATTTGACGAAAGCTGGATGGAGTGAAGAACAAGTTGCAGAAACTGTACGCGCTCTTATCAACGAGAATTTCCGTCTGAAACAGAAGGATAACAAAGAACTCACGCCAGAGTCAGATAAGGCTATTTCAGCTATTATCTCGAACTTAGGTGAGGAGTATATTGATAAGTTGTTTGCAGATTGGGGAATCAATCTTGAAGGAGTAGAAGAATCTAAGAAGAACCAGCTTGAGAATGATCGAAAGATTGCTCGAATGGTATTGGGTTCTATCAAGACTAACTTCTTCAGTAAAGATGAAAGTCCGACACCTGATGAACTTCGTCTGAAAGTTGGTCAGATTATCAATCTGTATCGTGACCCAGCTTCTCGTCTTGCTGCGTACTGCCAGTCATCAATAACTTCTCCAGTAGAGAAGGAATACCCAGAAAAGAAGGAAGAAAAACCCTCCGATGAAAAAAAAAATTAAACATGTGGCGTAAGTTTTTACAATTCATAGGGTATAAAGACTAACCATTCTCTAAAATAGCATAATCAATATGAATTTTAGATTTATTACGGCTGTCGGCATGTTCATCGCCAGTTGCATAATTGGCTTTGGACTGCGACAGACAGTCACAGTAGTACAGGCAGCACCTGTAATTCCTTCACCTATAGAAATGCCAAAATTTCCTATAGTTAATAGTGAAGAGAGTAAGTCTGTCGATAAGATAGATGTCGAAGTAGACCTATCTACATTAGAAGTATCCGTGAAAGGAACAACAGACGCAATTGTGAATGTAAAGACTATTGGTGAACCAAAACCAATAGTTAAGTGGAGAACTAAAACAATAGAAAAAGAAGTAGCTTCTGGATATCCCTACATTAAATCTGTAGGTACTATGCCAGACAGTATTAAAGCTATTTCTCCATTATCTAAAGTAAATTCTCATGGTAAGTAATTTAGTTATACTAAAACAAATGATACGATTATCTCGTATCATTAAGGATATGAAAGAAGCAAGGTGTAAACTTAGTTCTATCTTATCTCAATCTTCTTACTTCATAGTAGAAGGAGACCAGTCTGATATTATTAATAATCAGACTAAAGATAGTATAGCTAATTGCTTATATACTGAAAAGTACTTACGTTTGTCTGTAAGTAATGCTTGTAAATGTTTGGATGGATTTAACGCAAGCATCATGGAACCAGTTGATTACATCAGTAGTAGTGATGTAAAAAACAAATTCGTAGATATTTGTAAAGGTAAGAAGATTGTTGCAACAATCTGCCTAAGTACAGGTAAGATTACTATGTTAGAACCAGAACAGAATGAAAAAAATAGCTGAAGAGAAAAGCTCAGTGGAAAATAGTTGATGACAATAACCACTTAAAAAACCTATAATTATGTCATAGTTCGAGAGGAGTAAAACTATAGCGTAAATCACTCCAGGGAAGTCATGCGGTAAGATATAAAAGAATATCAGTCGCGCCCGTTAGGGAGCTGTAGTCATTTCTACTGGCCCGAAAAAGTACAGAATCCGAGAATATGTTAGCTGCTAAAACAGTGAGATTACTCAAAAGGTAGGATATTAGGCTAAAACGTCTGAAAAACGGATAGCAGGGGATCAGAGTGCTTAATCCTCATTAGGTATTGAGAACCGTATTGGTGAATACTAAAGACTCTTAATTACTGCAAACAGTACCGCTAATGCAGAGTTATAAATTAAAGCAAGGGGAACGAAATCCTCTATAATTACTCGTTTTAGGTTATCAAAATCAGAATCAAATAGGAGTATAAACACGACGCTGAAACAGGAGCAATACGGTTCCTGACTTATTCCTTTGGAAAGAATAAGTGAAGCCGAGAGGCAAGGTTAGTTTCACCTAAAGAAAGCAGCCAACTCATGGAAAAAAAGAGACAGCATATAACGCGATCACCGGTCTCCAAAATCGGTCAACAAAAGTGCAACTATGCGCCCAGAAAGGAAAAATAGCATTGCTAACTATAGTGTTCAGTACACATCAACTGTGATGCAATATGCAATTGTGGATATTGGAACTTGTACTTATGAAGGTAGTAAATTACTGATACTAATGTAAGGATAACCGTGTTATGGTACACACTATGTAAACTTGACTGATTATCGTGGAGCAGAAGCCAATTCTGTGCCTTATGGTAAATAGGGTCCTCGTGAAGGTGGATACGCAATGTTCCAAGGATGAAGTAGGAGTGATGTATATGAGATTGATACAGTCTTTCAAGTCTAAAGTGACTCACGTGCTTGGTCGTTCGTGTGAGTATAATTGAATGAGGAATGATTACGGAGCAACAGACTCGTCGAGCGGTTTGAGGGCGCTATAACCCTGATTCTAGATACAGTGACCTTTAGCAAGTCATATTATGTGGTAAAAATAAGACTAAGGTGATGCAGAGAAAACACCTATTAAAAAACGGCAGAGCTTATAAGTTTCAAGATATGTAAACTTCTTCTTAATATAATGCAGTTCACGCCAGAATTGTTGTTATTAATAGTCGTATTTAAAACTAAGGAGATACAGAAGACTATGTCATTAGGTTATGAGTATAAGATGTTATACTGTATTTACTAATGTATCTACGCTGAATAAAGCCAGCTATGAATAAATGAGCTTTAATTGTTTAATCTTTAATAAAATGGGAAGTTCAATGGAACTGTAAACGCTGAGACTACCGTTCGTAAGAGTAGTGTGAGTAGACAGGTCGCCACCCCGACTACCAACCGTTATCGCTGACATTGACACTTCGTAAAGTACTAATTGCAACTTAGTATGTATGAAGAACGCTGATTCAGATTTAAAGTAATAAATATAAGAGTATACTGTCTATATACTCAGGTTTCTCATGCAATAGCGGAGATAGTACCGGTATTTATGATGCTGATGAGAGGTGGAAATCCTCGTATTCGTGTAGTATAAATAAGAAATCCGAGAGGTCAAGTGGGTGTCTTGAAAAATTAGGCAGCTTGTAGTGTTTTAGTAACGTTTCTCGACAGAAACGACCCTCATTCGCTTAGAATGTTGTAATCCTTAATTACTCCTAGGCATACCAGTTGCTGATGAAAGAGTTCGATATATTATGCTTGTACAATACTTATGCAAGAGAACATGATATAAAGTAGGGTGATGGGTGCGGTAAGCATCGTATAAATTGAATCTTATCCGTTGGAGTACGATAAGCTCAAATTACCAAAGTGTTATCAGAAGTAACTCTCAGAGTATTTCTCATAAATTATTTCGATTTATTTTCAAAGTAAGCCAAGTAGATTATGTGATTGACTTCACTACTAAAATTTCAAAGCTTAGTAAAGCGGTATGATATAAGATGCATACTTTAGTATATAAATAATCGAAAGGTGGAGAGCATTAACAAAGTATTAATTAAAAATTAAGAGAGTTTCGTATTGGTGAAATCAAGCACGGACTCAGAAAGGAAACATTCTTATGGATAAAAGTAATGTAGCATCTTCTATTGGTGCATTAGTAGGAACACAGAGCACTGCTGCTCAAGTTATGGCTCGTTATCGGGCAACTGCAAAAGAGTATGGACGGTTCTTTGGTGAACAAATCTATACTGTAGTAGCAACAAATCCTGACCTTAAGTGGAAGGAAGATGTGCTCAACGATAAGAATACTTTACGGAAGGAAGTAAATGTATTCATTGTTAAGGCCATTGACATTTTAGATGTCAAGTTCATCGCTAAGGACTTAGATGGTGAACCGAAAATCATGTTGAATCCGGACGATAACGACCCGAATCTCGTATTCCCGTTAGTCAAGCCTGATTTCAGTAAGGCGGAAGAGCGTGGCTGAATGTATCGAACGTATTGGTAAGAAGAACAGTAAACCTATGTTCTTCGCAGCAGAGGAATTGCCTATGCTGAACGATATGTTGAAGATACATAACAAAGGTATCCTCAACTTCTATGAGGATTTGTCTCGCAAGTTCATTCGACTCAGTGAGACTGTACGTGATATGATGGATCAGTCTGACCGTATGCAGTTGGAATATCAACGGCAGTGTGGTGTAGTTACTGACGAAACAGAAGTAACACTTCAGGTAAATCTTGAAGAAACTACTGAATAAGCAATACTATGAGCAGAATTTCTAAAGTAAGAATAGAGCTTCTGCGACTACTTATTTGCGTCGAGCCTACTATACTAGCTAAAGTTCAGAGTTGGGACGGAAGCACTAAAGTAACACCTAATGCGGTATCTGTAAGAGAGGGTGGTCAGGTCTTCTTTTACTATGGCAAAGGGCCTTTATGGTGGCAACGGCTTTTAAATACTTATGAATCGGTAAGTCTTTTAGATGTAGCAATACGTATTGCAGATGCAATAACTGGTTCTGGAGGAACTAGAAACGATGTAGCTTTTGACGGTATTACACAAGCATTACTGAAGGAAGCAATTAAAAACAAAGATCTCGATTGTGTTGTAGATATTTTATTTGATAGTATGAGGAATGCTTCGAGCGGAGAGCTGCACTCAAAGTATATCAATAAAGAAGCTATTGAAAAATTCGCAAAAGAGAAAGGTCTAACCGGCAAACTTGTTGTCTCTGACAACATATTTGGGTTTGCTGGTATTGAAATAAGACCAGGCGTAGTCGTACCAGTACGATTAGGCAAGGTTAAACAAGTATAGTATTTGAATTGGAATATTATAATAAAACAACATATTTTCACAGGGTGAATTGGCCCTGTTTAAATATAGTGCTGTAGTTCAACTGGATAGAACATCAACCTTCTAAGTTGAGAGTTGTGAGTTCGAGTCTCACCAGCACTACAACTAGTAGACGTAATTTGGTCAAGTATTAACTTTAAAAAATCAACTTGAACATGAAATCAATTACATCTAAATATATTATTACACATCGTAAAGAACTTAGTAATGAAATTACTAAATATTGGAATATTATTAAGAACGAGAATATCATCCCTAAGGGTGCCACTCGTAATTTTGACTTGAAACAGTTACTTAATGAAATCCAAGCTAAGGCTGATGAACGTATCCTGTTGAAACTGTATTTACAGTGTATCAATATGGGTTACAAGAAGTTCTCAGAATTGCCTACAACAAATAACTATCTTGCTATATTTACTTTAAGTGAAAAGCAGGAACAGTTATTCCATTTGAGCAAAATTAAGACCCTAGACCCTAAGCTCAAGCGTTCAAAAGGAAAGAAAAACCTTAATACAACTGAAGAATTGACCTCAGACTATATTAACAATCTGAAGAATAAACTTCAGTTAGAGATTAACAAACTTAACAAAGAGATTGAAGAGTTTAATAACAAGGCTGAATTAAGCCTTGAAGAAGCTCCTCTATCTATTGCGGCTTAAGAAAAATGTAAGACTAAAGATATTATTTTATATATTCATAACTATTGTAGAAAGGCTTAGGGGAGTAACTTCCCCTTCCCTTTCTTAGTATTAACCCTTTAAAATTATCAAAATTATGAAAAAGAATAAACAATATAGAGTAAAGAAACAGACAGTAAGAAATGCTAAACGATCAGCTAAAGCTAAAAAGCGTAATTATCCTAGAATAGTAATAAACGGAAAATATGTTAAGAAATATTGTCCAGCAGAAACTACTAGAGATTTCGAGATCGGTCCGTCTTTAGTTACTGAAGTAAAAGATGGGAAAACAGTAAATTGGAACTCCTGGAGTTCTAAGAATAAACAACAGCCTACTGAAATAGCAAAAAATGCTATAGAAGAGAATAAGGCTATTAAACAGTCTAAAAAAGAACGAATAAAAAATATTCTTATGAAAGCAGGCTATGATCCAACTATCCACTACACACGTAAAGAAAAGAAGAAATTTACTAGAATAGTAAAGAATTCTTTATTTACTGAATCTCCTAAGCCAAAAGAACGTTCTAAGGCAGAATGGAAAGAGCTGTTTACTCAACAGAAGGCAGCAAAAGAAGCCCGTATGGAGGCTTTAAAGTATAAACCTTTACCTATTAAGGCTGGTAAACAAAAAGGCTTTACAGCAGCTGAATTAGCTGTTAAAGAAAAGCCTAAAGAGCGAAAGTTTAAGTATGTGATAAATCGTAGACGTAGTGACGACGATAAACGTACATACGATTTCAAAACTGACTATTTTGTAGCTTCTACAAGAGAAGAGGCAAAGAAAAAAGCAGCTAAAGAAGCTAAACAGTATCGCAATGATTCCTCATTTGCCGGTATAACTGTACAAGACATTGAAGGAGACAATAATATAATTTACTATGATGGTAAATCATTATTAGCAGCATAATGGATAAAGTAACAGTAGAACATTCAAAAGAAGAACAATTAATCATCTATTTAAGAAAAGGTTTCTTTGAAAGTAATTCAAAATTTGAATATAGAGTGCAAAAAGCTCTGTTTTGGAGAGATAACGATTATTACACAGAGATTAGAGTTTATCCTAATAGCGTAGTTATAGTTCATACTTTAAAAAAAGAAATTGGCATAAATAGAAACAAAATTGGTTTTAAATAAGTGGAAATTAGTAAAACAAAAAGAAGCAAGGCTTCGTTTAGAGAAACCTAAACGTCCTTTGAAATTCTTACAATTCTATGTAGGAAGAGATAAGAACAGAAAGCAACATGTGGGAGGTTGCAAAGGAAAAAATAGAGTAAGTGACCGTAGAGCTTACTATAGAAAATTTATAAAACCTGCTATTAATAAAATAGCAGCGTAATATCTATGGAATTCCGTATAGCTCAAAAAGAGGTTAGAGCCGCAGCAAAATGTAAGTCTGTGTGATTGTGTCAGTTCGAGTCTGACCACGGAATCTAACTAATATTTTTGATATGATTATACGCGACAAGAAGGTCTATGTATATGATATTGAGGTATTTCAGAATATTTTTCATTGTTCTGTTAAAAATACAGAAACAGGAGAAATATATAAATTTGAAATCTCTGAAAGAAAGAATCAACTAAGAGAATTAGTTAAATTCTTTAAACAAGTCAATACTTATATAAAATGGGGAGACTTTTATGGAACAGAACTAGTAATAAACTCAGATATTATCTTTTGTGGATATAACAATCTGCATTATGATAATCCTATAATAAATTATATTATAGAGTATGAAGATAAACTTATGAGCTATAATGTAGCTACTATATGTAATTCTATCTTCAATCTAAGTAAAACTATTACTACTTCTACTGAGGATAATATAGATGCCTGGAAACATTGGAAATATCAAATATGGTTTGATACTTTTGATATTCTTACTATGCTATATTCTAATAAACTTAGAGTAGGTTTGAAAGAAATTCAGGTAACTATGCAATATCCTAATGTACAAGAATTTGTATGTGATTGGAGTAAGCCTCTTCCATTAGAAGATTTTGACGAAATGATAGACTATAATATAAATGATATTGAGTCTACTACAGAGCTTTTAAATAGATGTAAAACAGCTATTGATTTACGTATAGCTATTGAGGATGAATATGGAGTAAGAGTACTTAGCAAAGATGGTGTAAATATTGGAATGAAGATTTTAACTCAAAAGTATCTCGAGAAAACAGGTTTAACCTGGTGGGATATTAAAGATTTAAGATCTCCAATGGATTATATTCCTTTAAAAGATGTAATACTACCATTTGTAAAATTTGATAGTCCGATACTAAAGAATGTACTTGATGATATGAAACATCAAGTAGTATCTCCAGGTAGAAAAGGCTATGAAAATAACTTCATATTTGATAATCTACGCTATACTGTAGGAGTAGGGGGAATTCATTCTAAGAATGATCCTGAAATCATTATTCCTAAAGAAGATGAATTACTTATAGACTGTGATGTAACATCACTATATCCGAGTATGCTAATAGAATATAAATTTTATCCTAAACACTTAGGACCTGAATTTCTAGAAGTGTACAAGCAAATTAAAGAAGAACGAGTAGAAGCTAAACACAACGGCAATAAAGTTAAAAATGAAACTTTGAAGCTTGCCTTAAACGGTTTAAAATGTAAAATATTTACTGTATTTAAAACTAATTTAAGTTTATTACGTTTTTAATAAAAATTTTCATTTATGAATATAACGATAAATAGACTTAATGACATTACAACTACTGGAATTTATAAAATTACAAATATAAAAAACGATAAATTCTATATAGGAAGTACTTCCGAAAGTTTTTTAAAAAGATGGAATCATCACATAAATTCTTTAAGAAGAGGTACTCATAAAAACATGCATTTACAAAATGCATTTAATAAATACGGTGAAGAATCCTTTAGATTTGAAATTTTGGAAACTTGTAGTAAAGATCTATGCCTCATTAGAGAACAAATATATCTAAACACCTGTACTAAAGAGAATAGCTATAACATAAATCCCATAGCTACAGCATTATGTAATACAGAGGAAACAATAAATAAACAAATAGAAAGCAAAAAGCAATTTTATAAAGAATGTTTGGAATGGTATAACAAATATAAAAAACAATTAATTGTTTTTAAAGATATACCTGATAAATATAAAGTGAGAATTAAATCATACATAGAAGCAATTCCTTGGAATAAAGGAAAACATTATGAATCTACAGATCATTTAAAAGTAAAGCATAGACTTTCTGATAGAAGTAAATGTAAAAATACAATAAGAAATAAAAGTCTAAATGTATTTGTATATGATTCTGATATGAATTTTATAGATGTTTTTAGATCTTCTAAAGATTTAGAAGAGTTATCTGTCACTTTAAATCTACCAATAAAATCAAGATTTTCTACACAAAGAATGGGAAAACCTATTTGTTTTTTATCTTCTTGTAATATAAATAAAGCAATAAAAAATAAAACTCAATATAAAGGATTATATTTTTTAAATAAGCCCTTACATCCAGGGATGGATGATAAGAATGAACCAAAATCGGTAGAAGTCTGGAATGATAATACCGAGGTAAACTAATAACTGTTAGTCACTGTACAGCATAGAAATTGAGCGTTATAGTAGCAAAAATATTTCCAAGAGTGGTTCACATCTAGAACAGATGAAAATATATGCGGATCTTATATTAATAATAAGTATAAGAAGTTAAGATAAAAAGCTTAACGATAACAACAATGTTATCAGGCAACTTACAAAATGAACATAATTTCTGTTACAGCCCTGAGGCTGTTATGAAAATTAGAATCAATGGTCAACTTTTACTTTTAATGTTAGCTGAAAAATTAGTCCAAATAGGATGTAGAATAGTACAAGCTAATACTGATGGACTTTTCTTAATTTGTAAAAAAGATAACTATAGTAATTACAACAAGGTTTGTCGAGAATGGGAACAACTTACTAGACTTACTCTAGAAGAGGACCGTTTTGAAGCTATGTATCAATATGCAATTAATGATTATATTGCAGTTAAAGAAGGATATGGTAAGACTAAGAATCCTAATTTAATTAAAACAAAAGGAATGTTTATTACTGAAGTATTATTAGGTAAAGGTTTATCTGCAAAGATAATACCTGAAGCTATAATTAAATACTTTGTAGACAAAGTACCAGTTGAAGAGACTATAAAAGGATGTACAGATATACGTAAATTCTTAATGTCTGAAAAGACTGGTAAACAATGGCATGTTGAATACATGAATAAAGAGCAACAAAGAACTAATCGCTTCTATGCATCTACTAATGGTGGATACTTATGGAAATGGAAAGATACTGGGCACAAAGAAGGTGAAATTATAACATACACTGAGCCATATGTAGGAGAACATAAATATAAGGCTTCTGCAAGACAGTATCAGAATATGCTAACGGCATCTGGTGTTACTCTTTTAAATAAATTTGATGACAAACCGATTGAGGAACGGAAGATTAATTATAGGTATTATATATACGAAGCCTATAAGATAATCAGAGAATTAAAACCATTACAATTGAGCCTATGGGATTAACAAAGGCTACCAAATAAATTTCAAAGAACTATATGCTCATATAATATATGAGAATATGATTTTAGAAATAGACACTTCTATCTTAGATAGAATACCAAACATATCTATTAATCAATTAGTATTCCTAACACTTGTATTGAGTGATATCAAAGTAATCAATCAAGACATTCAGAAACTTCTCAGCCTAGTTAATGAAGAAGAAATACAAGAGTTAGCTAATCAAGGTTTAATTAGTATTAATAATAGTACTGATAACCAAGTCATAAGTAAGACATCAAAACTAGATGAACTTCTTAAAGAAGATAAAACTATGTTTGATAATTTTTATGACCAATTTCCAGTTTACGTTATACGCCCTGATGGAACTAAAGGTTTCTTAAGAGCTAATGTAAACAAATGTAGAAAGGAGTATAACCGTATCGTAGGTAAATCTAAAGCAATACATGAACACATTATGGATTGTCTAAGATATGAAATAGATGATAAAATGCGTACAGGCAAGATGGGTTATATGAAAACTATGTGGAAATGGCTCACTCAACATGAGTGGGAAACCTTTGAGGAACAAATGAAATTAGATGATTATCAACCTAATACTTATAATTATGGAACAGATGTCATCTAAAACACTATCATTTCGTCATATATCTACTGCAACAAATGAAGCAGTAGAATATATTCGTAAAAGAAAGAACCACGAAATTCAATCTTTAAGAACAAGATGGAATAAGTTTAATAAATCCTGTATGGGAGGAATTGAACCAAATACGATATATACTATAGTAGGTATATCTGGTAGTGGTAAATCTTCATTTGTGAATACACTTGAAACTGATTTAATAGATTTAAATTCTAATCAGGATATTATAGTACTTAATTTTTCATTTGAAATGTTAAGTTCTAGGCAAGTAGGTAGAAAAATAAGTAGTAAGTTAAGGCAAACTACTGCTGAGCTATATAGTGCTAATAATGAATTAACAGATGATTTATTAGATAGAGTTGAACAAACTTCTCAACAAATAAAGTCGTATCCTATATATTATGTAGATACTCCTGGTACTGTTGAAGATATAGCTTCTACTATTAATTACTTCTATGAAACTAAAGCTAAAGACAAGAAATTTGTGATTATACTTGATCATACTCTTCTTGTTGAAGGTCAAAATCGTGAAAGTGCCTTGCAAGTTATTTCCGAATTACAGAAACTGTTTATTAAGGTAAAGAAATTACCTAATACTACTATAATTCAGTTATCACAGATGAATCGGAATATAGAAAATCCTGAAAGAATTAATAACCCTTCTATGCATTATCCAATGCGTAGTGACATCTCCTCTGCTGATACTATATTTCATGCGTCTGATTATGTCATATGTATTCACAGACCAGAATTACTCAATATACAACGGTATGGACCAAATCGTTTACTAGTAAAAAACAAAGTCTACCTACATATTCTTAAAAATAGAGATGCAGGAGAGTGTACAATATTAGAGTTTGATAATGATTTGAAATACAATAATTTAATTGAGACTATACGAGAAGAAGAACCAGCAAGGAAGATTTCGTTTAGTAATAACAATTAAAAAAGGCTGAAAATTATGAAAACATATACTTTTAAGTTACCGAAAAACAACAATAGTGCAGATATCTATAAAGAAAAGTTGATGAAACGAGTTATTAATGCTTATCCCTGGTTGACAGTAGAAAGCAACTACGACTATCCTAAATGTGATTTTGGTGTAGAATACGCTGGAGCTGGTGACTATATTACTCTAGGCTTAAGTAAGACTCATAATATTGGCTGGATGCCAGAAGAATGTGCAAACTGTCCGTTTAAGTGTTTTGCTGACGGTAGTATTAACTTTGATTTGGAGAAAGAGTTCTTCAGTGCAATGAATGCACTTGATATCTATGCAAAGAAGAATTATCCATTTAAGAAGGATTATGACTTTGAAGATGAATTCGGTACACCGATTAAGATTTTCGATAATTTCGTACAGATTGGTTATGAAATTATTCCGATTGCAACTGGTTCATTGAACCACTTGAAATCAAAAACTAAAAAGACTATCATTGACATCACGATTAAGATTAAGAATCGTGGTTTATTTTAAAAAATATTAAAATTTGTCCGTATTATCAGTGATTACCAAAAACTTTCAGTAAGGATACAAAAATAAAGCTTTTTATGATTGTATTACCAAAAGAGAAAGTAAAAGCTAAAGTAGAAAATCCAAGATTTTTAATAATTTTTGGCAAGCCTAAGGCTGGTAAGACTACTTTAGCTTCCAAATTAGATAATAACTTAATTGTTGACTTAGAAGGAGGATCTGAATTCCTTGAAGCATTAGCAGTACAAGCTAGGTCTGTAAAAGATTTAGGAGATATTGCAAATGCCATTAGAGAAGAAATTAAGTCAACAGGGAAGAAACCATATAAGTATATTACTCTCGATAATGCATCTCGACTCGAGGAAATATGTCTAAGCTATGCAGCTACACTATATCGTCAGACACCTATGGGAAAGAACTACTCAGGTAATGACGTTAGAACATTACCTAATGGTTCTGGGTACATGTATTTACAGCAGGCTGTAAGAAAAGTTATAGACATGTTTAGAGATCTTTGTGATAACTTCATCTTAATTGGTCATCTTAAGGATAAGATGATTAATAAAGAAGGTGAAGAATTATCTGAGATGTCTCTAGATTTAGTTGGTAAACTTGCTAATATTATATGTGGCGAAGCTGATGCGGTAGGCTATGTATATAGAAAGAAAAATGAAACTCATATTTCTTTTGAAGGAGGAGATAACTCTGTAAGAGAAGCAAGGGCACCACATCTGAGAGGTAAGAATATTGTTATTGCAGAAAGCGATGAAAATAACAATATTAAAGTTTATTGGGACAAAATATATTTACCAGAATAACTTTAACAGTATTTTATATCAGTTTAAAGAATTAGAATTATGATTTATAGTACAGAATTAGCAAACCAGATACAAGAGAGTAAAAATAAGTACTTAGAAGCAGGTATTCACGAAAATGTGAAATTTGTTAGTGCTAGAGTTGATAAATCCATTAATGGAAACATCTTTATCGAATTTAAGTTTGAAAAAGATGAACAGACCATGACTCATACTGAATGGGAATCTACTAAGAAACCTAATGAGTCCGAAGAGGATTATCAAGCTAGAGCTACTAGACAAGTAAAGCGTATTCTACAGATTTTAGGATGTTTCTATCCTAAAGAAGTACTTGTTTTCGCAGGTTCTTCATTTAATGAATTTGCAAATTGGGTTGTTAATTTGCTAAACGCAGCAAATAAAGATATTTTACTTAAAGTAAAGATAGTTTATAATAATAAAGGCTATACTACTTTGCCTAACTACTGTAAGTTTACTTTTATTGAACCGATGAATTTACCTGAGGGACAGAAGAGTAAAATTACTGAGTTGAACATTGACTTATTTGTTCGACCTGTAGTAGCAGACAAAGAAAATAAGGAAGAGAATCCGTTAGATATGATTTCTACAGATACTCAGGAATCAGGTAACGATTTGCCTTTCTAATTTAGTCTTTAAACAGTTGCCTACGCTAGGCATAATATAGCGATACGTGAGTAGCATACCGCTATGTGAGTCTTTAGACAAAATAATAGATTTGGAATAGTATGCACTCACGTTTTAAAGGGGTATTAGTTTAATGGTAAAACAAGGTAACTAGAAATAGTTGACTATTATAATAGAGCTAATATAAGCAAGCTTATTCTATTATAATATGCCTACATTGCAGTTCGATTCTGCAATACTCCACAAATTAAAATCTATATCATATGCTATACGACACTACAAATATAAAAGATGAAGTGAATATTACTCCAGATTACATATTATCTAAAGTAACAGAATATGATATATATGCGGCATATATTGGTAATTTTAAAGTAGGCATGATTTACAACAGTCCGTTTAGAAAGGATAAAAATCCATCATTTGGATGTTTCTATAGTAGAACTACTAAACAATTAATGTTTAAAGATCATGGTACAGGTGATTGCGGTAATGTAATTAAGTTTGTTTCATTACTTACCGGTTTAACTAATTATTCTGATATACTTAATAATATAGTTAATAAGCTTAAAATTACTAATAATACGCAACTCGTTAGCTCTAAGCAATACATACCGTCAACAGAGACAGTAATTGGTGTAGTAAGACAAGACTTTACTCTAACAGACATCAATTACTGGTCTCAGTTTAATATTAGTATTGATACTTTAAAGAAATTTGGAGTAAGTAGTATTAAATATTACCTGTGTAATGGTATTGTAAAGGGTATTTACAAGGATACTAATCCTATGTATGCTTATAAGGTATATAATCATTTTAAAATTTATAGACCTTTAGCAGATAAATATACAAAATGGCGTAATAACCTGACAGAGAATGATATTCAGGGGTTTAAACAGTTACCTAAAACTGGTGATGTACTCATAATAACAAAGAGTATGAAAGACGTCATGTGTTTATACGAAATGGGGATATCAGCAATATCTCCTTCTTCAGAGTCAACTTTTTTACCTGATAAAGTATTAGAACAACTTAAGAAGCGTTTTAAGCGTATTATTATATTGTTCGATAGGGACGAAGCTGGCGTAAAATATCTTCGTAAAATGAGCCTTAAAACAGGCTTAGAAGGGCTTTTAATCCACAAAAAGTTCAAAGCGAAGGATGTATCAGATGCTATTAAAGCAAATGATTTTGAAACTATTAAGAAATGGCTTTATGAAAACATTAAAAAATAAATTAAAAACATTTTGGAAAGATTTTAGAGAAGTTATAGCTAATCTAATTTGCATCCCATTCCTATTAACTACTATTATAGTAGTGATGCTTACTGTAGGTGTGTGTAAACTAACAGATACAATACTACAAATAGATAGAGATATTATAAAAATATTTGAAGAATGTATTTATGGGGCAGAAGAAGAAATAGGGAAAAGTAAAGAATGCAACTCCTAATATATATGATGGAATAAAGTTTAGAAGTAAGCTTGAAACATATACATATAAAAAGCTGAAAGAAGCTAAAATCAGTGCTGAATATGAACAGCATAGATATGAACTTCTTCCAGCTTTTACTTTTGGAGGAAAGAAATATAGACCAATGACTTATTTACCTGATTTTGTAGGAGATAAGTTCATTATTGAATGTAAAGGGTATCCTAATGAGGCATGGCCTTTACGTGAAAAACTATTTAACTATTACTTGTTTAGATTTGAACCTAATATAAAGTTCTATATAGTACATAATCAAAAACAAGTAGATGAGTTAATAAAACATTTAAAAGAATGTTAATTTTTTGTGCAGTATTAATATATAAATTAACAGCAAGTTTGCATTATGAAAATATGTGCAATTAGTGATTTGCATGGCATATTACCTTCTATACCAGAATGTGACATATTATGTATTGCTGGTGATGTAGTAGACCTAATTGTTCAAAGAAGTTCTGATGAATCAGATGCATGGTGGAGTACTGCTTTTATTACATGGGCTAATAAGTTATCATGTAAAAAGATATTTGTAGTACCAGGAAATCATGATATATACATCGAACAATTATATAATGGATTAATAAAAGATACTACTTTACAGGAGTTTAAGGATAAAATATCTTTACTTACTGAGGATAAGGTAGTATTTCTTATTGATGAGTTATATGAATATGAAGGAGTAAAATTTTATGGAACTCCATGGATAGCTCCTATACACTGGCAAACATGGGCATTTGAAGATACTCAACACAAATATGATGAGTATGTATGCCCATATGAAAAGATACCTAATTGTGATATACTCATTACTCATGAGAATCCGAATTATAATGAAAAGCTTGAAAATTACTGTTTTGGCAAGTATAAGCATCATTTCTTTGGACATTGGCATAATGGTATATCATACGGTCATCTTAATCAACATAACTGTAGTATATTAACTGACAGTTATATGATAAGAGAAAGACTTAAAATAGTAACAATTGATTTTAATTTAGAGAAAAAATCAGATAAATCTAGAGAAGATTTACTTTTTAATCTCTTAGTTGAAACAATTAAACATAAAACTGAAGAAGAAAACGAAGAAGAACAATGATAATTGATAAACCGTATTATGAAGATAACACGAGAATATCAAATTCTTCTATAGGTTGGTTCTTAAAAAAAGGTCCTTTATATTTCCGTAATATGCTCGACGGTAAAGAAGAAGGATTAAAATTACCACAGTTAGAAAAGGGTACTATGATACATGAATACATACTTCAACCAGATGAATTCTGGAATGATTATGTAATACTTGAGTATGATGTACCTAAAGTAAAACAACAAAAAGAATTTTGTGATTGGTACGCTACATTTAAAGCTACTGATCCATTAGAAGATGAAGATAAGATATTATTAAATGCTTATAATAAAGCATATAGTAATAAATTGTCTGATGATTCTAAATTAGCAATAGCTAAAGACTTTATTCAAAGATATGATAAATATATTAAGTCAAAGTCATTGAATAATGCTAAAAAAGCAATTTCATTTGCAGATCTCAATATGTTAAAGATAATTAAGTCTAATATTGAAAAACATAAGAAAGCAAATGAATTACTAACAGATACTCCAGGAGTAGAATCTCACAATGAGTTTCATATTAACTGGACATTCCCTATTAAGACAGATAGTCTTAAAATGGATGAAAATAAGATCTGGTACGCACCTTGCAAGTCATTACTTGATAGATGCATATTTGATCATGTCAATAAGAAGATTATTTTAATTGACTTAAAGACAACTTCAGATGTCTATAATTTCAAACACTCTGTAGAAGAGTTTGATTACTATAGACAAATTGCTTATTATTTATTAGCTATTACATGGTATATGAAAGATCAAGATATTGATATTTCAGATTACGATTGTGAAGCATATATTATAGCTATACAGACAAATAGTAATTATGAAGTAAGAGTGTTTAATATGTTTAATGAAACAGAGTTAGACTCTCGTAAAAACATTATTATCAATGCATTATCAGAACTTTCATATCATTACCAAACTAATAATTGGGAGCATACTCGTAGTTATTACGAAGGAAATGGTACTGAAGAACTTGAATGATGTTAGTATATATATAGTTCCATTATTAGACGATAATCTTACATGGAATGATTTAACTGTAGAAAGCGGTTACATAAATGCATATACTACTGATAAGAATAGACCTTTTTTAGAAGAAAAGGTCTTTCTTTTATATGATAGTAGTGTTAATACTAAGGAATCTTTAGATAGATATAGAAAGTTTAAACAGTTAGACTCTTTATATAATACTAAATATATTACTATAAACAATAAGCATTATACTATTTATTGTTTAAGTAACCCTAAGTATAAAAAAGATATACATAATCTTCAATCAACTGGTAAAACTTATAATGTAAGTGCAGCATTAGAAATAAATAGATTTTGGGCAAACGTGCCTGTTCCAGAATTAGCACAGAGGTTATTTCTAAATACATATAGATTTGGTGAGTCTATAAATGCTGAATTGCCAGAAGAAGATTATTATAGTTATGAAGAGCGTGATGAACTCTCATAACAAAATAGGCTGAGTAAATTAATACTCAGCCTTTCTTTTTTTACAGTTAATCTAGCGAATTGATAATTTAGATAGAAACTTTTTAGAAGTTCATTAACTAATTCTATAAATAGTTCCTTTTTGCTTTTGGATCTGTTGCTTCTATTATACTCTTAAATGGAGTAACCTTAATTATATTTTTAAGTATAACCGGCATTCCTTTATAAGGGCCTCTGTCTATTATAGTAAAAGGAGTTCTATCACCTACATATGAAGCAGGATTAAATAGATTAATAAAACTAGAAGCATTATCAAACCAATTGAAAGCTGCTGTAGGAGATTTAATTAATGAAATAAATTCAAATGGATTATACATAGTTCTAAATTCAAATGCTGAACGCATTGCTAAGTAAGTAATAGACTAAGTTAACCATGTATCATACTCATCATCTCTATCTACTATAGTAGCCATAGCAAGAGCTACAGTAGTAGAAGCTGCGATGAGTACTAATTCATTTAGAACTCTTCTAACAGCATACTATTCATAATCTTTTAAGTTATTATAGTCTGCTAATAATTGTGTCATAGCAAAATGTCTCTATCCTATAACATTTTTTAAGAATTTACTAGTAGATCTATAATATCCTTCTTCTTCTACTCCTAAATCAAGATTAAACTATTTTTTCTTAAATCTATCATGCAGTGCAGATATCATAAAGTTACGATGTAATACAATATAAGAAGCTATAGAGTTAGCATGTACTGCCGCTTTATCTATTTCTCGTAAAGTACCATCAATTCTCTAAGTAAGTATATTAATCCTATTTCTTACTTCATTCTATAGCTTATCATTAACATACTGTTTATACTTATCCTATATCTTTATATTACCTTCTTTATCTTCTACAAATACATCATATAAAGTTACAGGCAATTGCTCAAATTTAGTACTATTAGAATTAAATTTATTAATATACTACTGTTTAGTCATAAAACCTTCTCCATCTACAAATCTATAACTGTGATATATACTAATAACTGTATGACTCTTAACAGTATAATCAGACTAAGTATAACCTGCAAACCAGAAGTTTTGATTTATAGCTCTTAATACCTGACTCTAGTCTAGTCTATCAAATATTTCTTTGTTATCCTTTACTACTTGATTTAGTTGTAACAAATAAGACAATTTACCTTTAGGTACTGGATTACCAATATTAGCCATCATATCTGGTAACTATCTAGCAAATTCATTAGAAGCAAATTTAAGGTCATTGGTATCAAAGAATCTACCCATTTTGGCTTCTAAAGTAGTATAGGTAGCATCAGTAAAGAAAGAAGTACCAATGGACCACAAGTTACCCGATAGGTTTACTTTAGTAACGAATCCTCGTATTATATCCAATGTTTTACCTATATTTATCTCTTTATCTAATATATTTACTGTAATAGGAGTTTTATTTCTACCATACATTATTCTATCAACCAATAGCTAAGCTTGTTTATATACATTAGCTGAACCTGCTGTTTTTAGTTCTTTCTTAGTTCTAATTTGAATATTCTTTAGAAGATTGAGTAATAATTCAACATCATCCTATTGTTCTACCATATTATTATAATTAGCAGCCATATTATAATAAGCTATTACAGATGCGACAGCGTCTGTTGATATTTCATTGGTATCTTCTAGCATATTTATAAATCTTGTAGGTATTACTTTAATAGGATCGCCATTAGGCATAGTAGTAAAATCATCTACATAATCAGTATCATCTACTCTAGTAACAGCTACATCATCAAATATGTATTTCAAAGCATTTAGTACGCTATCTTTTCTACCTAATACTTGCATAAATCTTGCAGGTATTTGAGGCATTCTACCATCATCACCAAATGTTAAGAATGATATATACTTATTAGCCTTATTGATAGTATCAGATAAATTGTCATATAATTTCTTTAATTCAGGTTTATCTACTATTTCTTTATATGCTTTAGTATTGTCATAATATTTCTTATTAGGCTATACAGTAGGACCAGCTGGATCCCAGTCCTTATTAAACCAATCTGATTGCCTATCTATAGTAGAGTATCTACTTATTGGAGCATACTCTGTATACTTTTCTAATAATTCATCTTTTGGTTTTAATTCTGTATAATACGAAGCTGGATGCATACGACCTCTACCATCTTCATAATGGTTATTATTAAACCAATCATTATAAGCTTCTGTGCCAGCTTCTCTAGCATTCTAGCTATCTTTATAGTACTGTTCTGTTGGAACTACTTCAGCAATATCACTAAATTTCTTATCAGTATCAATCTATTCTGTCCAAGTATATAGATTAGCAATATCCTAATCTAATTTCAAAAGTTCCCTTTTCTCAGAGTCTGACATTAAATTAGAATCTATTTTACCAGTACGAGGATCTTTGAATAGCTATTGAAATTCTCTACGTTTCTTTATAGCTTCTTTGTATTCTTCAGATTGTTCTACTTTACCTAAACTATCTAACTCATCGTAGAATTCCTAAGTGTACTATTTCTTTAAATTTCTTGATTCCCATAACTATAGTTGAGTAGATCCTTCACCATACTTAGCTACTACTTTTGCTCTATCTCTATTATAGCTTTCTTTATCTGTTTTATACTTTACATGCTATTGAACTATTTCATTAAAGGAATGCAACTCATTAGCTATGGTTAAATCATCTCCTGTTTTTATACTACCATCTAGATTATATCTATTAGATAGTAGAGCTTTTTGTCTATGTAAACTAATTAATGAATTATATTCAGATTCTGATAGTAAGTTATCATATTCTACTCCATCTACTGTAATAGGATCTACTATAGTATTAATATAGTTATTAATCTCATTTATAGCATCCCTAGTTTTCATAGAAAGCATTTTATTTCTAGTTGAATAATACTCTGGCTTATACTTTCTATTAGCTCTATCAGAGTAGAATTTATTAACTCCATCAAACCATTTTCTTTGAATATCTTCATCATCAGGCATTATGTATTGGTCATGCTCATCTTTTTGTATTCCTAATTTACTAGATAAATTATTTAGATATTCCTTCTAATCTCTTTTGAATTGCCCTTTATTGATAGGAGTAACCTTTAATCCAGTATATGTGCCGTCGTCATATTTCTCATATAGTAATTTTTGAACGTCATTACCGTATTTCTCTTTTACTTTATTCAGCTACTTAACTAATTCAGTACCTACCTACAATGTTTCTCTATCTGTCTTATTGACAGTATTCTATAACATATTAGCTATAGTTTGCAATACCATATTATCGCTATTAGTAGCCATACCAAACCAATTCATAAATATATTAGTATCATGTTTAGGATCGTCTAACCATGCTAATACTTTATCTATATAATCTTGTGGTACAGCTCTAGATTGTAGGTATTCTTGTAGAAATTGGTATCCTTTCTCTTTAAGTACATTAGTAAATCTATTGTTTACTATAGTTAATTGCTAAGCTATATTCGCGATATTCTACTTTATTGTTGGGTACTCAGGTAATTCTTTGAATATATCAGTAGTATCTACTGCGTATTGGATCTAATCAATAAGAGGTTTATAGAATCCTAAATAGTCATTAGATAGCTGTCTAATTTGTTTAGCATTAATGTCACCTATTGATTTAGATAAGAATTTAATACTATCTTCTATAGTATCACTTACATGCTGTACGAATTGTAGTATACCTTGTTCAGTTTCAGATTTAGACAATTGTGATATAATAGTAGATATTTGGTTCCATACTTTAGGATTTTTTACATTGTAATGTTTAATAGCATTTAATCTATCTTTTAATCCTTTCTATATCTTGTCATATAGTTTGTCTATCTATTTTTGTTGATTATTGTCTAATTTACTGAATGTTTCACCACTGTATTCCTCATCGTAATGATCAATTGAATGGATACTTATCTCTCCCTGATTAACTTTATCAAGTAAAGACATAGCGTAATCTTGCAAATTAGATATATCTTCGGGTAATTTAGAATAAACAATGAATTTTTTGCCAGTAATTATCCTATTTATTATACCTTTTATAAATATCCACAGTCTCTAGAACTTACTTCTGTCAGTTAATTTTAAATGAGCACGAAATGCTGTGTTTGATAGTACTTCATTTAAAAACTCATCACTCTACTAATCTTTACCTAAACCATATAACACACTCCCTATTTTCTTTCTATATTCAATTTGTAATTCGTCAAGTAAATTTTTAAATTGCTCATTAGTTTCATATTCTTTACGCAAGTAAATATGTAACATTTCATGAGCAACATCTTCGGCGTTTAACTATACCGATGAAGAATTAATTACATCTGAATACAAATATAAGGCAGCTCCAGCTTCGGCTCTAACTCCTTTTTTGTGACCTTTATATATTACAAATGGTCTGTTGACTTTATTTAATTTCTTAAGAAGTTCTTTAGTTTGAGATTTTACTTCATCGTGATTAATAAAGAAGTTTACTACATCTACAGTATCTGCAAATTCTCCTAACTATTCCAATAAAGTATTAGAAGAACCCTATTTAACTTCATTTCTTTTATTGTAAGCTTCAATTAACAGCTCACCATTTTCATCTACTTGTTTAGATAATTCATCTGATAATTGTGTTTTAAAAGCTTCTGTAAAGGTTTCAGCCTTTGCTAGAATAGCTTGTTCACGATTATTATCAAACTAGCTTAAAAGGTCTGAAAATAGTTTAGAATCCTCTCCGTTAGGAGCTTTATCTAATCCATTACCTTTATTCTAATCCCAAAGGTAGTAGGCTTTATTTTCGCCTACTACCTCTACTAACTCCTTCCATTCGGGAAGATTTTTATTTGGACAATATTTATTCATATTATAAATTACATATAAATTTGTTAATCAAACCTTCCACTTCTTCTGGAGTAGTTGGATTTTCTTTACGTAACAATTGAGTAAATTCTTCCATTTTATCATCTATACTAGATGCTAAATCTGTATTATCTTTGCTTAATTCGGTCAGGTATTCCTTCATCTTATACAAAAGATCAGCCTCTAACTAAAGAAGATTTTTAGAGTCTTCTTTACTTTCTTCAGCTTCGCTAAGTACTACACCTCGTTCATTATCATCTTTATCATCCTGATCCCATTCAAATTTCATATCCTATTGCTCTTTAGCATAATTCATATTCTAATATGGAGGAAGATCTGTAATCAAATGAATATCAGAATTCTACCAGTTAGGTTTACTATACTCATCTGCCATATCGGCTAATGCTTCTTGGTTCTGTAAAGCTTCAGTATAATCCCATACATTTTCTTTATTAAAGTCAAATTGAGATTCTTTACCGTATTCTACTACAGTATGTCCTCTGTATTTGTATCCTTTCTTAGATACTAATCCGTAGATAGGTATATAATTTAAACGCCTGGTTTCTGGATCAGCTGCTTGTTTATAACCTATAAGAGAGTATACGTGATAATTAGCTGGAGTACGCCCTAAGCCATCATTTATCTTAATATACGGGTAGAATATAGGGAATTTACCTTCTATTAGTTTACCTTTATCATTAACATAAGTCATTGATAACCAATTACTAGGTCTAATAGCAGGTCTATCTGTTTTATCCTACCTTTCTCCTAATATGATATTAGGAACTACAGACTAATCATTTAACGATATAGAGTATAATTTGACTCCTTTATTGTTATACAGATCTACTGGTCTTACTAGCTTATCATTTTGCCAGTTATTTAAGAATAAGTCATCTCTTACTATAGATTGATCAACTCCATTAGATAATTCATCTAATTTAGTCTATATATGGTCAGTATAACCCATTGATATTTTATAACTATTCGGAACATATTGGAAGAATGAATTCATAGTAGAATTATCTCCTGAAGTAAGGAATGCATATACTACTAAATCTTTAAATAATTGGCTTACTCTAGGTTCTGGGTCATCTATTAATTCTCTCCAGTAGTTTATCAAGTTATTAGCTTGTGATTGATCAGCATCAAGTAAAGATGAAGTATCAATGAAATCTAAACCATTATAATCTATATTGGGTATCAAATAATTTATAAAGTCATTATTTATAGTACCGTCATTATTTAAAAATCTACTTAGTTTGGGATTACCTTTTAGTATTTCATATTTAAAGTTATTGATACGTTTTGCCATTGACATTTTTCCAGTAAACATACTGTGAATATCAATACCATTTTGGTATATAAACTGGTTAAAAAACCCGCTCTTAATTTGAGCTTCCATTCCTGAAATAAGAGCATTAAGTAGTTTAGAATCAGCATTATTCTTTCTACCAAGTAATGATAACATTATGTCTTTCTTACTTAAGAAAGTATCAGTGTTTCTAAGTAATAAGTTCTTGAATATAGAAGTACCAAACGGAATACTGTTTTCTGTCTTTTTAGCAATAAAAGTTTCATTATAGAAACGTTCAATTTCACCATCTGCAAAATTAGCATCCTCTGTCATTGCCCACATACCATTATAGTATGTTTGTTGTTCAGCAAATGTCTTACCAGTTTTCTTAGTATCTACTTTAGAATACTTAACCAAATTAGCCAATGAATCAGCATATGGTTTTAATGCTTTCCAAGCATAATATATACGAACCTATTCTTCGTTAAAGTTACTTATTTCTTCTTTATTTAGCTTGAGTAACTCTCTTGTTCTAGATGTATATTCACCATTTTCTTTCTGATATGTGCTAAATAAGTCTTGATATTCGTTAGCTTTTGAATTTTCATTGCCATTTATAAATTCATATTTTTTCCTATATTTCTTAGTAGGATCATATTTATCAAGTACTGATTCAATTGCTTCATTTTCCAACTGAGTAGGAGTCTTAGTTCTATCTATACCATACTTACCTTTAGTCTTTATTACAGCTTCTGCCATTTCTTTAAGAATGGGTTGAGCAACAAAGTAGAATGTCTGCTTACCTTTACCAGTACGTAACAAGAAAGAAACCATATTGTATGTCCATGAATTAACATTCAATCTTACAATATAAGGGTCTTTAGCAATATCTACGAAACCATTGATCATAGCTGATAACCAGTCAAGTATTCTACCACCTTTCTTCATGCCTGCCACTGGAGTATCGTATATACCACCTATATTCCATATATTTAGAGTATTGGTGAACACATCTCTAACCATGCTAAGTTTAGTAAGCTAAGTAAGAATGTGATGAGCATTATTCAAGGCAAAAGGTCCAATACCAGCCTTACCGCCAGTATATTCAGCCTTTCTAGCTTCTTGATATGTAGGTGAATATACTTCAAATGGAGTAGGATGATAACTACTAGGTCCTTCTATATCTCTAAGTACCTCCTTAACATTCTCTGTAGCATTATCAATAGACAATTTAAGAGAGTTAGTATTATCTCTAGTAAGTAATACCTTTAAATATGCTTCCAGCATTTCATTCTTTATAGAATTACGCACTTCGTCATACTTAAAAGAATTACCTTTGTTAAACTTGACACCATTCTTATTATATGCAAATCTAGCTACATACAATTTATCAATATCGAAGTCAGAACCAGTAAGTTTAGTAAAGTCTTCTGGCAACATGATAGTATCACCCATTATTTCAGGGAACACGTCTACAAATCTTAATGGAGATATAGATGCAATTGACTGAGTAGGAATACGATAACCTATCGCATTAGCTTTAGCTTTATCACCAATAATTTCATGATCAATAAGCCACTGTCTAGCTTCTCTATATGTTAAGTTTTCATAATTAGGTATAAAGTATTTAAATAAGTTTATACTTACTACCGAATCCATTGAACCCTCCTCATTTATAGATTTTAATACTCTACCGTCATTTATCATATTTGGTGTTACTACCTTAGTAGAAGTAGCTTCTAGACCTAAAGTAGATCTTTGGATAAATGCTCCACCAGGTATATGAACATCAATAACCTACTTATTGATCATAGAGATAAATCTACTTTCTAACCACTTATTATCTGATAAAGAAGACAAAGGCATTATAAATTTATTATTAGCTGTTTTGAGACCAGATAATACATTATCGTTAGCATCAGATTCTCTAGCATCATCTTCTAACATTTTAGCTAATTTGGTTACATTTACACTACCGTCTTTGTTGAATAATTCATCTTCTAAGTCTTTAACACCCATATCAGATAATTTATTCAAAGCATTCATAATAGTATCCTTAATTTGTCTACCAGTTACCTGTTGACCTTCAATACCATATAAATCATCCATACGTAGATTAGATAGATTTACTTTCATAAACTGAGTACCAGCCATCTATTCTTCGTGAGTATGAGGATTAGTCTCTAATTGTTGTCTTAAGTACTTAAACTTCTGAGTATAAGTAACTAAGTTATTAAAGTCATTTAGAGTATTTTCTTCTTCGTTAATTGACTCATCAGTAACTTTAGCACTAAGAACAGTTTGACCATCTCTTAGTTCTATTTCACTATCTTTAGCTACTCTATAGAACTTCATAGGAGATCTAGAACCAGCTTTAACAGCAGAGTCAAATAGAACCATATCTACTGGTTTACTTGGGTCTACCATCCTGTCATACAATGCTTTAATGTCACCTGTAGCTATACTCTTGAATAATGGGAATAGAGCCATCTTATTAAAATAAGGTATACCTAATCCCGGTATTTCATTGAATCTAGTACCGAATGCCATATACTTCATAGCATTTAGAATAACCTTATTAGCTTCTGCATACAGTTTAGGATCTGAATCCCATAGATTAGCTGTATCTTCATTAGTAAGAATTTCAAATGCTTTCTTTATTTCAGGAGACCATACCCCACGCATTCTAAGTAGATCTCTAGTCATATTAGGGCTAATATATACAGCAGCATCTGCTACATTTATTCCTCCTTTATAACCTTCTACTTCTGCTTTAGCGGCTTGTTTAGCTATCTTAACTGACTCTGGATAGATTTTTTCAATTTCCTGAATACTTAAGTCTTTTACTTCATTCCAAGCATCTTCACCTTCTAGTTCTTGAATAGTTTCTTTAATGTTACCTCTAGTAAATAACCCTTCATATATGTAATATTGCTTGTCCATTATTTCATGGTCTTTTAATTCAGCGACTACATATTCGTCTCTAATTGGATCATTAAAGAAATCTAGTCTGTTATTCAAACCAGTAGAAGTAAGAGAACCAAGACGTTTAATTTTATCAATAGATACGTCTACAGGTCCGTGTTCATCATATTTTACTTTATAGTATGCAGGAGCGCCACTAAATAGTTTTTCAACTTCATTAATTGATATTATACCATTAATAGTATAGTCAGCTAGCATATCAAATATGGCATAACCTTCAGCATTAGTAGGATCAAGTTGGCTATAAAAAGCCTTTCTACTATTTAATTCGATATCGTCAAGTAGTTTGTTACGTAGACTCCATATATCGTTGTTTTCGTTACCTTCAATCAATCCTAATTCTTTAGCTGTAGCTATCTCCTGTTTAACACGTTGATTGATTAGAGAGCTTAAAAATACCTTCTACGTGTCTTTAGATAAGTTAAAGAAATAGTCTTTAGCTGTCTGAAGATTTTCTTTAGCTGATTTCATAGGATCATTGAAGCTAACAAAGCCTTTAGATGTTCTGATACCGGTTAACAATAAGAATCTAGCGCCATTTCCTTCTAATTTCTTAGTATGCTTCTTACCATTCTTATCCTTCCAACTTACTTTATTTGGCGTATGGAAATTCTTTATTCTTCTGGTAGGTTCTAACCAATCATTATTGATAGTACCATCTTCATTGTAATGCAATCCTGTTTTCTCATCATAATGAGTTGGATCATCATCTATCTGTCTTAAACACAGTTCTATTTGATTCAATTCATCATAACAATATCCCAGTAAAGTGTCCATACTTTGTTCCCCGTATTGGATATAAGCACCTTGAGGAGTGGTATTGAACTTTATTCTTTCATGAGGCAACTTAATTCCTCTAATGAAATGGTATGTCTTTTTATCTGCTACTGTAGGGAATATTATTCTATCATTAAATACAGCTACCATTTTAGCAATATAATCTTCTCTATCAGTAATACCAAAGTAATCTCTACCTACATCTTGTGATGTGGTATCTTTGAAGTTTATTAGAGTTTCTATAGATAGATCTTTATTACCTCTTTTAACTGCATTTAGAATAATAGAATTACCATTGTATACTACAGCATTTAGATTATCAAAAGTATCCTTATCATTTACTATTTCATTAAGTCTGTCTTTTGCAAAGTTATTCTAAGATACCATGTAATAGCTATTACCATCTGGACCATAGCTACTTAGACTCTTATCTGTAGCATGTTGATAAGCATAGTAATTTGCTATTTCCTTAACAAAACCTTGTGTATTCCATACCTAAGTAGGTTGTATCACTCCTTCTGGGCTCTCTATATCTTTGATAGTGTTGTCTTTATTAATAGAGTTTTTGATACTATCTAATGTTTCTATTAATCTAGGAATACCACCAAATTTAATTCTATTTACTAAGAAAGAGTTTAGCAATGTATATTGGTCTGATCTAGGATTACCATAATCTCCAGACATTAATATTCTATTAAGCGTTGGCTTATCTATACCTACACCTACAGAATTTAACATACGAACAATTACATCCTTTAGATACTCTTGGTTAGCTGCTATATGCAAATCTACATTGTTATCACCTACTTTTAATATACCTTTATTGTTGGTAAAAGCATTTCTAATTCTATTAAAATTGTCTATTATAACTCGTAAGGTTTGTTTAGCATTATCTGTAGCAACAATAGCACCTGTTTCATTATATCTATATATGCCAGCATTATTAAAGAAGTACTGCGACCATACTTTAGGATAGTTAGCTGCTTTTACATCTACTGTATTGTCTTTTAATTCCATCTTCGTAAGGCCAGTATCTGCATCTTCACTAATCTTTACTGTTATATAGTTATTAATGTCAGAAGTAATTACAGTTTCTATCTTAGTAAGCATAGCTTCAGCTTGTGTAGCTACATTTACATCTTCACTCAAAGAGTTCTTTACCAGAGTAGTTAGTCTAAGCAATAATGCTTGATAGAATGTATTACCATTCTTAGCAAAGAATTGCACTCTATCAATAATATTAGATATAGTTCTGCACCCAGATAAATCTTTCAATATGTTTGTCCAAGCTATATTTGGATCTACAAAACTAGGAAAATGAGTATATTCATCAAACTTAGTTTGCGGAGTACCATCTTTCCCTATTTCATATACAGGTATAGTTTGAAAGAAGAACTTTACTTCAGCAGGAGCATTATCTCTAATAGAGATGTTCATACCCTCTATTGTATGCTGGCCTATGTTTACTCCTTCGGCTCCTTCTTCTATATTAGCTAAAGTATCACTTTCATTTCTATCTATTGATCTAATTCCTAATTGCTTTAGTTTAGTAGTAAGCATAGGAAGTATAATAGAGTCAAATTTGTCTACTACTTCATTGATTATATCAGATGGATACTTGTAAGCTTGAGCTTGAAGTATAAGTTTAAGTCTATCAAATTTAGGAGCTTCCTTAGATAAGTCAGAGTAATTAATAGTCTTACCATCTGCAAATGATACTTGGAAGAAAGCATAAGTTAAACTATTTATAATGTCATTTAATTGTTTAACTGTCTGAATATGTTTAAATTTATATCCAGATACTTCCATATTAGCTCCATCACCTTTGTATATTTCTCTGAATCTATCTACATTTTCAGCATTAGGTTTCAAACCATAATACTTACCTCTATTGATCGCTGAGTATACTTTAGCTAATCCATATTGACCAGTTCTAATCCACAATTTGATAAAGTCGTATATTCTTCTAAACCAATTCTTAGTATCAAATCTATAATTACCTGATTCAGTTAACATAAAGTCTTTAAACTGATCAGCTAATTTTTCATCAATCTGTTTATCATTTAGACCTTGTTCTCTATACTTCTTATATATCTTATCTCTGTGTTTAGGATCAATTAATAACTGTGATACTCTGTGCCATGCTTCATGATATTGAACACCTTCTGGAGCCTACTCCGAGATCTTTATGGAGTCCTCTGTTACTCTACCTACTACTAAATTACCAGCTTCTGTAACATCTATTATGGATGATACTATTTCAGGAGTAATGCCCAAAGTAGACTATATCCATTCTTTAGTCTATTTTGGATCCATTTTATCCTCCTCATTAATAGCTAGTTTAGATACTTCTTCTTCAGATACTTCCATATTAGGACCTTTTCTACCTTTACCGTCCAATATAGAAAATATTTCATCCAAATCAATAGTAGTCTATTTGCCAGTTTCATCAGGTAGGGTAATACTGCCCATTTTAGTTTCTTCTTGAACTTTTTGTTGTGATTGCTCTACTTTACTTTCTGCATTTTTATCCACTAACATAACATCATCAATGTATATGTTAGCATCTTGCATAGTATCTGCTATATCAGTAAGTAAAATACCTTGCTTTATGTACCAACCAAGTACACTGATGCCATTAGGATAGCTAGAGTCTACCTATTTGTTGCCTTTACTATCTTTAATAATACCGAAATCTTTGTTAGTAAATTCTAAAACATTGGGTATTAGAGTAATCTTATCTACATTATTGTTCTTCAAGAATAAAGCTAAAGGATACAACTTAGGATCTTTTACTTGAGATTGTAAATCTCCTCCCAAATAATTAGAGCTTAGACCATTTTCATCTATATTCCAATGGAAATTATCCATTATGTATTTTTTCAATCTTTCTCTAATCTCAGGTACTGTATTTATATCATTTAAGTTGTATACCTATTGACCTACTACTAACTGATTATCCTCTGCTAAATAGAATTGTTTGTTCATTCTAGCTCTTACTTGTTCAGGAGATAATCTAGTATCATTAGGATTAGTGGCTGTTTGAGGGCCAAAGTTCACTAAGAACTGTAATACATTCTGTGGAGTAACGTTAGTAACAACTCCATTTTTATCAGTATAGAATTGATCCTTAGAAGTAACTAAATCAATAATTAAATCTGCTACTTCAGGTTTATCTTTAAAGTTATCGTAATTAAGAACAACTCCTATCTATGATGTACTACCATCATCTCTAGAAGTCTTAATCATCCATACTGGCTTACCCATAGGGAAACCCTTAGCTGATATTACTTGGTTTTTAAATCTGATTACACTACCACCTAAACTACCTGTAGTAATGCCTACTTGAGTATTTTCAGGATTAATCTAGTACGGGTCTTTAATGGTTAACCAAGAAGAATCTGTAAGTTTTCTATTTTTAGGACTACCATCTTCATTCTTAAGATTTACAATCTTACCATTTGTTTTTCTAATGGTAGTAGGAACTATTTCTAAGTTAGGATTAGCTTGTACTTGTTTATTAAGTTCTAGAACTTTATTACGTAAAGCACTAAGATTATTTACAATTAGCTATTGGTCATTAAAAGGTAGTCTGTTAAAAGCTCTATTTCCTCTAGCATACAGCCCTTCTATTGTCTTAATACTAGCAATGTATTCTTTACCTTTGTAATTAAATAAAGCGTATATAGCATCTGTAGTAGTACCATCATCTTTAGTATATGGTCTTACTACTATACGTACTCCATTCTTAGTTACTTCTTTAATAAAGTCAGGTTGACCTGTAACTTCTGCAAATTCCTCATTATTAAGGTATTGTTCCATACCTTGGAATTTTTTAGAAGTCCTAATCCATTGACCCTATTCATTCTATTTAGATTCAGTAAGTCTGTAATTTAACTCATGAGAATATGGATCCAGTCTAGAATCATATGTGAGCTCTTCTAACTATCTAGGTTCTGATATCTGCGTTTCTTCTTGTGTTTGAACTGGCTCTTCTGAAACTTGAGTTGGAGTTTCTAAAGCTTGTTTAGCCTCATCACCAAGCCATCCTCCAAGTATATCACTAAGAGTTGGTACATCTTCTATAGATAAAGGTTCTGTCTTAGTAGCTTCTTCAACTGGAGATACAGGAGTAGCAGTCTAACTAGGAACAGCAATAGGCTTTTGAGCTTCTTTCTATTTAGTCTGTATGTTCTATTGCTCTCTCTAAGCTATTTCTTCTCTAGCTTCTTGAGCAAGAAGTTTCAATTCTTCAGCTCTAGCTTTTTCTCTATTTTGTAAGTTCTGTGATATTTTCCACTCTCCTGAACTAACAAAATCATTATAAGCTTCTTTTAATAAATTAGAGTCAATTTTATTTTCTATTGCTTCTTTCAACTGACTTACTAACTGTTTAGCTTTATCAGAATTACCGTTGTTATATACTTCTTCTTCTAATTGATTTCTAAGATCGTATATTTCCTACCATCTTTCAGCTTCCAGTCCTTCTGCTCTATCCATTTGTGAAGCAGCTACATACTCAGAATAGTTCTTTACATTAGGATGTTGAGATATAAATGATTCACGTAAAGCATCGCTAGCTTGCTTGTAAGCTTGACCAAATTCATTATTTGTGTTCAATACTACTTTACTGTTTCCACGGCTGTCTCTTTCAGTAGTAAAGAATTCGTTCTGAATTTCTTTAGCATTCTGTCTGGCTGACTTTATATCTTCATCTTCCTGTGGCTTTTCCTACTCTTGAACAGGAGCTGGTTTTTGTTTTAAAGGTTCTGGAGTAACTTCTTCACCTTCTTCTGCTACTTTCTCCTATGTTCTACCAGAATACAAGTCTTCTATATCTTGAACAAAATCATCTTCTTTAGCTTCAGAGTTCTTCCATTTATTTATTTTAGCCATTATAGACTTCTTATCGTCAGAAGACATCAAGTTATTTTCTTCACGTGCTCTAGCTTGATCTAGACCAGAAAGAATTAACTATTCCTGAGCATCAGCTAAATCCTGATGTATAGATGGAACCTAAAAATCAGATTCAGTTAAATTATATTCGCTTAATACTTTCTTAAGTTTATCATAACTGTTTTCTAATGCCTTCTTATCAGTATTTAATAGATTTCTGAAATGAATTACATCTGCTTTAGATGTACGTAGACCAGTATTCTTTTCAAGATCATTGAGTTTAGTACTATTCTACTCATAATCATTTATAAGTCTATTATATACTTCTAATTCAGAATAAAGAGAAATAGCATTTCTTATATCTTCTACAGCTATTTGAGCGCGTTGTTCATCAGATAATTTAGATATTACTTTCTCGATTTGCTTATTTACCTCTTCTCCGTTCAGCAAACTTTGCATCTTATTAGAAGATGCTACAAAATTTTGATCTGCTTCTTCAACTAGCTTATCGTAATGATCTTTTAAAGCTATAAGTATATTGTAATCCTCAGTATTTGGTTCTATACCTAATGCTTCAGCCTACTTTAATGCTGACTCAGATGTAGCTATATTCTTTACTCTATTAGCATTATTTCTTTCAGTCTCTATATCTTCTTGAGTAAGACCATCAATATTAGCAGATTGAAGATTGTCAAATGACTGCATCAAGTTATCCCACTTATTATTAGCAGCCATTTCTGCATATACAATGTCTTTTCTTACTCTATCTTTTTGATCTAGTTTTTCAGCATACAAAGCTGATAGCAATTTATCAGCCTGTAATTGGTCTCTAGTTTGTAAGTAAGTGGTAGCAGCACCTATTCCACCAGTCATTAGACCACCAAGTAATGCACCACCTTTAAAATTCTCTAAGAACTCAGCATCATCCGAATATACAGAATCCCAAGGAGTAATTGCTGCAAATATAGATCTTGCTCCAGATCCTATGTTCTTAATGAAACTCTTTGCTAGATTAGGATCTTCTTCAAAGTGTCTATTAATATAGTCCTAACCCTTCATATATTGGGTTCCTTCTTCCGCTCCTTCCATAGCAGAAGATATGAGAATTCTACCACCTAAATCTAATATTGCTTTTCTCTTAGTCTTTTTAGGCAGTTTATCTACACTATCTATACCAAAGCTGGTTATATCGTCTATACGTTCGGCTAATTTACCCTTTAGGAAACCTTTGCCTTTATCGTACTTATTTGCTAAAGTTTTTAATCCTCTTACACTCTTAGCCATTTTACCCAGTGGTACAACTTCTAACATAGTTTGAGTAGCATCCCAAGTAGACAAAGCCATATTGTCGGTATAAAGTGATTTCATACCTTCAAAATTGTTAAGACGTATTTTATCGAACTTAACATTGTTTACTTTTACTTGATTAGTAAGTAATTGATCGTATACGTAATCATCATTATCAATCTATTCTTGAGTATAAGAACCCATTCTTTGCATTTCTGCTTTGGCATCCTTTAATAACTGTTTAGAAATACCACTTTTATTAATCTGATTAAGTACAGCAGATTTATAGTTACTGTATACTTCTCCTTTAGATTCTCTTTCTCTACTTAACAGATTGCCTAATATAGATACTCCTGCCCCAGCAACCATACCAGCCGCTGCTCCAATAGGGCCGAAACTAGAACCTATAGATGTAGTAGCATATGTAGTTCCAGTAGTAAGTATATCATTAGTAATAGTAGCTGCTGAAGAACCTAATAAACCTGGTAATTTAAACAAATAAGTATCTATATCAGTAAGATCCATACCTGGTTGTTGTGACTTTCTACGATAGTAATCGGATGTTAATTTACTATTGTATTCATCAGCAGTATTTTGAGCAACATCAGCCTAGAATAAGGCAGAACTCTTTTTAGCATACAAAGTATTAGGATCTACATAAGACCCTGTTGCTTTATCTATCTGTTCAGTTGTCTAACGATCTATTTCACTTAAAGCTGAATTCCAATTTCCATTAATGAAATCAGTTTTCAGCTTTGTATTCAAAGAAGAATCATTTAATTTATCATTTAAGATATTATCATATGCTTCCTTGTTATTAAGAATAGTATCTGATAATTGTTTTACCTACTGTTTTAAGTCTTGGTTATTAGGGTCTTGTCTTAATTGTGGAAGTATGGTATTAATATTACGTACAGCTTGAATATAATTTTTAGCATTTAGAATTGTATTATAATCCTAATCAGCCATTACATAATCACCTAACGCACTATCTCTAATAGCTTCATTTCTTTTGAGATTCCAATAATTAAAAGCATTAGATACCCAATCTGTAACTCCATAATCATCAGGAGCCCCCTCATAAGAGGGGTTCTCCATAGTATGGAAATATTCTTCTATATTAGCTTTAGGAGCCTAGTAAGCATCATATAAAGCTGTTCTCTATCTTATACTATCTATTAATGATGTATCGTATACTTTTCTTTTCATATTATCTTATACTTCCTAATGTTTGTAATGCTGAAGTTCCATATTCATTTTTAGCTTGGGATGTACCGCCTATACCTGTAGGTGAACCACCTTGCCATCTTTGATTTACTCTTTGCCAGAATTCTGGAGCATTGTTAGTATTTGGTAGTGTTTTGAATATATTCATTTCAAAATATTCGTGGCCATCTTCTCCAACTACCTCTGTAACTTCAGCCGCTTTATATAAATCCTTTAAAGCAGTTCTAGTACTTTGTCTACCAAATGGAGCTACTAAGTTATCTGCAAATCCTCTTGTTAGACCTTTATCACTCCATAAACCAGTACCTAAAGTTTGTTCTATAGTTTCCTTTGGAATTCTTATTTTACCAGATAAAGCAAACGTACCTGGTCCTACTTTAACCATTTTGCCTTCGGGTAAGAACTGTACGTCAGACAAATTACCTGATTCAAGTACTTCCTTTAATGGGAAGCTTGTGTCTCTACCAAAACCAGCCACTCTTTCTGCTTTTCTAGGGGTAGTTTCAGAAGCAATTTGGAATACTGTTTCTGGTAATAAGAATCCTCTAGAATCATTAAACTGATATACATTCTTTGTGGTTCCATTTTCATCTTTTATTTCTTGTTGTGAACCACCTATACCAGTTAATAAATCGTCACTCTCAAGTAAGCTAACATTACCTTTAATCATATCCAAAGCTGAGTTTACACCTTTTAAGTAACCTTGTTTAGAATATTCTTTATTACCGCTTACAGATATAGGAGAGAAGCCGGATACTTTTTGAAATTCATCTCTAAGTACATGTTTATTAGCAAGACCGATCATTTGAGCTTGTAATCTATCAGCTGCATCAGATGCACTTCTAGCTACTATTAAGTCATTATCATTACCTGTAGCTCTATAAGCATTAGAATACTGCATTGCAGCCTGATTAAGTTGCATATATGAGTTCATCATGTTATCAATATTCTATACACCTTTCTTAGCATCTTGAGCTATCTTAGTATTTGGATACTTACTTATTAGACCTTCAATATAATTTCTATATTGATCAAATCTAGAACCAATTCTAGATTGTACACTTCTGGTAATAGATTCATTTAAAAAGTCTAATCTGGTAGGATTAGGTCTAATTATCTCATCTCTACCAGTCCTACTCGCAGCAGCTTTAGCCTACACTAGCCACAACGGATCAACTGTTAATTGAGGTCTTCTAGTTCTATCTATCTAGGAAGAAGCAATCATATCTATAAATTGTTGTCTAGCTGCATCTGCATCTCCACCAGTATTTTTAAGCATCTATTGGTAATATTTCTGTCCTTGGGGAGTATTAATGAGATCATTATAATGAGCGTTAGCCACAGCGTATAGGTCATCCATGTTATTACCAGTTACTTGGTATTTAACTCCATCTTTCCATTGTACACCTAAACTACCAGGTTTTAAATTATCAAAGTAAGGATTACTTAACTGATTAGCGGTCATGAATTTCACAGGACTAATATCTTCAAATACTTTCTTAGTTCCTAATGTGTCATAGTTAGCTATATCAGATTCATCCCAATCTTCGTTATACAGCCCTTCAGCTTCCATCTTAGCTCTCATCTCCAATCCAGCTCTAAGATTATCCGCACTTTCCTTAAGTAAGGATAAAGAAGAATAATCTGTGCTATTAATTAATGATTGTAAGTTAGCTCTAAAAGAAGCATCCTTCATAGCATCAGGATTATTTGCTATCTAATTGATAGCGTTCTGTACATCTTTTCTATTAATAGTTAAGTTATACCAATTCTAAGTATCTACAGCGGAAGGAGAACGAAATTCTCCAAATTTCTATAGTGCTGTACTAAACTATTTAGCTGCCTCATCTACTGCTGCTTTCTGTGTAGCTCCTATTCTATATAATTCACCAAAGTTAATAGGAACATACGTATTCATTATAGGGGCTTCAGCAGCCTAATCATATCTATTAGCTGTCATTATCTATTTCCTCCCTTATTTAACCATTTCTTAAATTGACTCATATCAGCAGAAGTAAAACCAGCTTGCAAAAATGGATCATATAATTTAAGCATAGCATTATCTCTACTTCTTTGATTGCTCATTAATTCTCTATTTTGAGCCCACTGACTTAATTGACCTAAACCAGTTCTGCGAATATTTCTAGCAGTAGCTCTATTACGAGCATTAAGTTCAGATGCTAAGTTAGTAGCTTGAACCCACTGCTGTCCTAAGTTATTCATTGCGTTGGCATATTCCGCTTTATATTGATTATTTGCATTACTTTCAGCAGCTCTAGCAGCAGCAATAGCTTTATTAGTAGCAATAGCATTTTGTAATCTAAATGCCATATCTTGACCAGTATTAGTTCTCTATTGGCTAGCTGCATAATTGGCTACATTTCTATTAGTTTCTATATCTCTGAGTAGCGGATCAATATTGTATCTACGTCTACCCATAGTGTTAGTAATAGCTGTAGCATACGGGTTGTAATTAGCAGGTACTGCTTCTGAGCTACTAGTAAACAAATTAGACATTATAGGAGCTAAAGAAGCAGCTCCACTAATCAAACTGCTTAGCCCTTCTAATATTACAGGTTCCTCTTGTGGAGCAGTAATTACAGGTTGTACTGTTGCACCCGTTATAGTTCTAGTTCTAATATCTTCTGGAGTAGCATCTATGTCAAAACTTTCATCTATAGTATCCAGATTAGGTATTATCTCTGGAGCAGTAACTTTAGCAGTTTTAGGTATTACTCTAGAAGTATAGTTAGTAGTGGTTACTTTAGGAGATGCTTTTCTAGTAGCATTTATAGTAACTTCTGGCAAGTTACCAGCATCTATTTCTGATACTCTACCGTAATTATCCCAAGGAGCAGTAACGTCACCTTTCATGCCCCAAGTATCTCTAACTCTTGGTGTAGGGGCACTGACACCCATACTGATTTCACCAGCAAATCTAGGATCTATCATAAAACCAGCAGCATTATATCCAGCTGGAGTATTATCACCTCCTCTAGCAAAACTTTCTAGTTCTTTAGTTTTATTCTTAATGCCTTTCTTAGCTTTAATACTTTCCTGCATAGCAAATAATTTGTCATGCATTAATTTGTTATTCATCTCGTTAAGCATATCTGCATTCTAAGCATATATGTCTTTTCCTTTACTTTTCTTTCTAGTCATTACTTTATCACCTAATTCTGCAAAGGTTTTATTTGTACCTGGTACTTTCAAAGTATTACTTAATATTCTACTTCCTTCAGGTAAGTTTACTAAATTACTATCGGTGGGTTGTCCTTGTTCTGGTACTTTACTTACTGTACCATCTGGAGTCTGTATTAGTTCTCCATCATCTACATAAGCCAATGATGACGGAACTTTACCTCCGTATTCAAATACATCAGTATCAAACTCCGTATTATCTTCATTAAACTCATTAGCTAGTCTTTCTGTGCCAGCTACAGCTTCTCTATTTTGAAATGCATTCAATCTTATAGCAGCTCTACGTCTTCTTAATTTCTTATTTCTAAATGCACCTCTTAAGCCAGTACCCAGAGTACCTTCATTAAAGTCAGTAAATGAGGTCATTTCTGCTGCCTTTCCTTTTTTACCTATGAGACCAGCAGCTGCACCAGCTATACCACCTACTAATCCACCTACAGGCCCCCCTATAGTCATACCAAGTTGCGCACCAGATCCTGCTCCTTCTGCAATACCAGCAATAGATTGCATAGCAGCTTCTCCGCCTGTAGTAGCTGTAGATGTCTAGAAAGGGCTAGTTAGTGTATTTATTGCTCCTGGTATTGCCTAAGCTATGCCAGATATATTTCCTATGCCAACATTAGTAGAGTTATTTTTAACTATAAGGTTGCTAGGATTATTAGGAGCAATACCTCTAGATATAGAGGATTGTAATTCCTGCATATTACTTAAAGATACCGGCAAACCAAACTACGCAGCAGGAATCTATATTTTTCTTTTGTTTTTATTCTTTTTCATATTAAATTCTAGAATATCTATAAGTAGTTGTTATCTAAGGTATCTAAAAAGAATAATCCTTATCTGATTTAAACTTATAATCACAAACCATATATTTACCTCTCATTCTAGCAGGAAATGACATATTGTCTTCTTCCTCGAATTGATCCTATCTTGGAACAGGCATTCTATAAGTATCTTCACGATAGTCAAATACTAAATCTTCTCCTTCTTTATTCGCTACTTGATGTTTAGTATTGAATTTTATTCCATCTAATATGTCATTAGTTAATATCTTATTATTAGGATCTATAAATTCTCCTTGTAATGCAATATTATCAAATACTTTAGTATATTGAGGATCTTTGTTTACTATGATTCGTAGTCTTATATCCTTACTTGTATCACCAAATCCTTCTATATCTAATGAATTTATTATATAAAATTCATTATTCTTAGTAGCTACAACCTTATCTCTGAGAGGTAACGTAAAATCTGGATCAAATGTATATAAAGATGTAAATACATTTAGCTTCTCATTATATATCAAAGACTTATTATATAATCTAAACCATACTTCGTCATATTTCTTATCATACAACGAATTAGCTCCTTTAGTTTTCTAACTATACGTTGTGTTCATATATGATTGTACGTTACAGTCTTTTGTGATTATACTTATTCCGCCTCCTGTAGATTTACATATTTCATTCTTATCCTAGTCATACCAATAAATGCTATTGCTAGAGTTTACTATACTTCTATCATTAATAACTTTAGTACCATTTAAAGTACTTAAGTAATCATATCTATCTAATACACCACCAGTACCTAATACTAACTGACCTACATTATTATCTTGTATCAGCGATCTTTCATTTACAGATAATACTCCAAAAGCATTATTCTACCAAAAGTACAATCTATTAAATATACCTCGTATGTTAGTTATTTCTCCATACTGATAATCTACATCTATGAAATTAGCTGGTTTAAATACAGACCAATTGTCTATATTTTCATTGATAGTTTTAGCCTGTGATACATACACTCTATTGGCTGATTTTACATTAGCTTCATCGTATAGACCTCTAGTACTGAATAATTTAGCATCTGGTGTTACTGAATAAACATCATTATACAAATAATATGGTTTACTTTGGGAATGATATTGCTACATTTGAGTAGGCTCTAATTGCATAAAAGCATCCACTGCACCTGTACCTGCATTGTATGTTCTATTGGTCATTTCACCCATAGATAACTTTAGGTTTATAGTGCTTTCTAAAGGAATGTAAGCTCCAAAGTATCTCTTGTTTTCATTCCATTCATTTACATCATTCCTTTGAAATATCATCTGGCACGGATAGTCTAGTATCCCTAAGTAAGTATCACCACCAAATGCATATACTGTATTATTAGCTTTATTACCATAAGCTCCAACAGGTATATAAGTATTACTAGTTCTAGATGAATAAGTATTACCACTGTAAGGTATAATTGCTTTTTTAACATTAACTACAGTTACAACGCAATTATTCATCATATTAGAGTCTCTGTAAGCAGAAACTCCTTCTATACTTTGCTTATCCTACTCAGAAGATTGTAGTATCATACATGGTCCAGCTGGACCATAGGTAACCACATTATCACTATCTCCAGCTTTATAAAATTCACTAGTTGCCCAATTAGTATAAACAATGTCACCTATATTTATCTTATAAGGAGCTACACCACCATTATTAGTTACATTATAAGGTATATTTTTTGCAAGTTTAGCATCTATAATAGTCTATTCTGCTGAATTATAGATAGAAGATCCTTTAGAATAGAATTTTTGTATGTAAGCCCCACAGAAATCATCTTTATGAATTTTAAATACTTGAGCTGCATTTTCAGATTGGCTGTCATCTTTATTGACTACTTTAGTCCATTTTCTATATTCAGATGAATTTACAACTGTATTATTAGGTGGATATACACTTCTATTATTCATTCCTACCCAATTCTATACATTTACTCCAGTGGTTGTATCTACTTCTGCTGTACTAAAGTAAGAATGAATAAGACTTTCCTATTTAATATACACATTATCTTTGAATACTTCTTCCGCTTTCTCTCCATTAAAACAAACCTCAGGAGATATAAATCTCCAATACCCAGATGCTATGTCGTTAGTATCTATAGTACTAGTTCTTTTAAATACAGAACCGGTAATATCCATTACCATTTGCCTACGCTTGTTCATCAAAAATGGCATTGGTCTGTACTCATTCGTATCTTTAGACGTACCTCTACCAACTTCACCGTTATCTCTATCTTCTACTATCTTATAATTATGTAGTGAAGTAATTACTCCTTGTGATACAATTGTTCTATCTTGTTCAGTACGATCACATCTAACTATTTCATATGATACAGCGTCTATAGGGAAGTTTTTTACTGTAAATCTAACTCCTATAGGCATAGACTAAAATACATTATTGCCTATATCCTAATTAAATGCTGGAAAAGTATCCATGTTAGGAAATCTTATATCCCCTATCCATAATGTTGGTGATGCTATAGATTTACTATTGTAGAATACTATACCGAATCTATATACCTCGTCTCGTTGATAACTTCTAAATAAAGCAGATATTACTGGATCAGCGTAATTCTTCTATCTTGTGGCAGTCTTTATTTTCTTAGTAGTAGCTAGTTCCTATTTGTTAAAAAATATATCTGTTGGATCTACATGATATAAGTCCATACTTTCTACAGTTTCCGAACTATTGCTAATACCTACATTGTTTCTTAACCCGCCATTTAAAATAGAAATAAAGTCTTCCTTTAATTCAGTATATACGAAACTATACTCTATATTAAGACCGTTACCTCCTAGTTTATCATCCTTACCGTAAACATATGGTAATATAGTTAACTGCCCACTAATGTCTCTCTTAGCATTATAAGGGTTAATACAATCGTGATGCGCTGGAACTTTACGCATTGTGTCATAGTCTTCAATTCCAAAGTACATATAATCATTCGGATCTGAAGTTTCTAATCTAACGTTACCATCCTTATTTGCTCTATATGCTCTAGCATCATACTCTACTAGCTTACCATTATCTTCTATCATAGGAACCCAAGAGGTTTCTGTAATATTAGAAGCAAATAATCTGTTCTATACAGAAGTAATACTGTTACAAATAAAAGCATAACTAGTAAAGGCGTTAAATTCTTCTTGAGTCATAACACTAAGCTAATTACTGCCTGTATCTGTATAACTTATTACATTCTTGTCTGTATCTATTTCTATATCATCTGCTATAGAATAAGTAGGAGTAGAATTGTTATCTTTATAGAAGATACGAATAATAGTACACCTATTAAAATCTTTAGTATCTAATGGAGCCTATATAGTACATCCTTTACCAGTATAGGAATCTTTCTATGATCCATAATGATCTACTAAGTTAGCACTAATACTAGAAGCATCTAGATGCACACAATTACTCAAACTAGATATAGATGTCTGTTGAGAATGAGGATTATATAGTCTATAACAATACTATACCATGCCAGCTTGAAAGTTACCAGATACTATTTCTGTAATTTCAAATGGAGGTAACACTGCATTAGGTATTATATCAATGCTATCAGGATTAAGTATGTTACCATCAGAATCTACTAATGGATTATCTTCATTAGGATATTTTACATACTTATCACTCATAATATTAATTACCTTAATAGATGAATTGCCATCTGTAAAGTAAGCTTTAATATTTGATTGTGTTTCATAATTTAATACTATACTCAATTGATTTGAATTAGCTTCCTCACATAACCTTAATTTTCCCTATAATACAACTGTACTAACTAAATTGGGAGAATCAAAATTTTCTATACGATATATCTTATTATAGCCATCCACTAACTTAGTAACTACTACAGCAATATCATTAATGGTTGCAGTACCTATTATTTCTTCAGTACCTTTAATACCATAATTATACTTTTTAGCACCCTCTACGCTCTAAAGAACTCCACTAGTACTAGAATCATCAGTAATGATACGAACATCCTAACCAAATCTATATTGATTACTTGGTAACATACTGGCGGCACTATCAGTGTTCATTCCACCATAAAATGTATTTATTTGAGCTGTATTACTAATCATAATCTATTCTAATTATAAATTATTTGTTCTTCTCCAGTAGTACTAAAGAAAGTATCATGGTCATTAAATTCTGGATAAAGCTTGTGATAGGTATTTTTTATACTTTCCAGTTCATCTACTCCAGGCATCATAGCTTCAGCGTAAGCCTACTTTCTATAGTAGTTCCAACTAGTCTTCATTTCTAAGTAATCCTACTAAGATATCTGCCCCTTTAGCTTTCTCGGATACATTAATTTTAATGTAACATACCACAATAATGCTTCTTTATAGGATTCCATATCTGGTATCATAGGCATACCTTCTTCATCAGTAAATATAGCATAATATTCTATTTTAATAAAACCAGTGGGTATATTAGTCATAATATAGCCAGGTTTTGTCATATACTATAAATCTGCGCTGTACATTGTACCATCGGTATGAGCAAATTTACCATTTACATATCTGTTAGATGGACTAGCCACTGTATACTGATTTACTAAAGCACTTAAAGTATCGCGCATATTAGAATCTGAATTAAGTTTATCTAAAGCTTCTCTATCAGATACTAAATTAAATAAGTTCTTTACTAATGGTATTAAACCTGCATCAGGTATAAGCATACACGGTTTATCAATGCATTTGTCATGGTATACTCCAAAACTAGATGTAGCTTTTCTCATAGGTAACCAACCACCATTATTACAAAATGAAAATGCTACCTAACCTAACTTATATAGATCACATGGTAAGGAAGCCTAATGGCATTTAACGGGTAATATGGTTACCTTATGTTCATACTATTGTATAGCTCCAATCTTAAGTAAACCTTCCGCTATCCATTCGGAAATATCGGATATTTTAATTTCCTCTTCCTTTAAATCTAGGTCTGAAATAACCTTTGCCAGAACTGTCTTGGAGCTAATCATTCTATTATTTATCATACTTATAATTCTGGATAATCTTTTAATTTATTAAAAATAATTTGAGCAAGTGTACGCTTATTTTCTCTTGAAGCTATAAATTGATATTTACTCTTGTTAGTTAACAGACAATTCTTCTTACACCAATAAAATCTGTACTTAAAATAGCCACTATGGTCATTTAGTAAATATACAGGTTTACCTGTTTCCTTGGTAGTCTTCCAATCCCATCTCAAACTCTTACCTGAGAATTCTTTTGGTTGATGCTTTATTATCTATAAAGTACCTAGCCTGCAAGGTAATTTAAATTCTTTGCAGTTCTACATTATTTCATCTCTAATATACTTAAAATAATCTGTTACTATTGCTTTATATGTCTTTAAATTAACATCATACTAGGTATTAGCATCAATTTGCTATTTATAATTAATATAAAAATCAGCAATAGTATAGCTTTTTCTGTTATATTTTACTCTTTCTCTCATTTGTTACTATATCTATTCTGAGTATCATCTTTAGAGTCATTAGTAACGTCACTAGGAGAAGCTACCATAACTCTCAATTCTTTCTCTAATATCATCTACACAATAGTAGGTATCATAGCTGCTGGTATAGGGTATTCATCATCTGGATTATAACACGGTATATCCTTAGTGGGATCCTAAAGTATTACATCTATACTTATATATTCTAATTGGTTAGAATCTCCTTCAACGTATATTTTGTTATTCTTAACCCAAGCGATATAGTCTTTACATGTAGCTTTTCTATATTTTTGTAATTTAGCTTTAGTATAGCTACCTAACTATATTAGGTTACCAAACATATCACGTACAGCTATTACTCCTGGTTTATATCTAAAGTTGATTAAAGTAGGTAGTTCTTTTTCTCCAACGAATACAAATTTACCAGGAACAATCTGTACTCTGTCTAAATGAATAGGTTCTAATGTAGAGACATACGCTTCATCAACATCATAACCCTTATCAATAGCCTACTTTATAAGCATTGCTCTGTAATATACAATCCATAATTCAATCTAATGTCTTGAAATATGTTCTGATTCTGCTATATTGTTATTACGAACAATCTATAAAATATTATCAATAATATTATTAAGACTCATTTTATTAAATATTAACGTTAATACAGAATAAAACGCATTTTAAGGCTTGTAGCAGCATTTTATATATCTTCCCTTACAATCCCTTTAGGGAACTAATAGCTCTTCTTACACAGCCTTAAAATAAAAAAGGTTGATCTTATTGATCAACCTTATTCATTGCATCTTTCATATCCTAAGGTAACATATCTTTCATAGGTGGTGGAACCATCTAATTGGCCTTCCTTATGATATTTTTTAATTCATTTATTTCATTTTGAAGCTCTACTATCTTTGAATTTTCATTAGTAGGCTCATTATGAATTTCAAGTTTATCTAATAGTTGCTGACATTTAGCCATTTCCTCATCACACTTAGCTATGGCTTCTTTTCTTTGTTTATAAGTATCGTACTAGCTACGTACTATATTTATTATTTCCTACTTATTTGTAGATATAGTTAAACCCAATGTACTATCAGTTATAGTAGACTTATTCTCAGGTATAGTGAATTTCTTCGATTCTCCATTACATTGGATAGTTATATCTACTAATTTTTTACGCTATTGATTAGGCATAGGAAACTAACCAGGCGGTAAAGGTTCTTCATATACATTACTTACTTGAGTAACCTAACCTTCGTTATATTCGGTTGTTTTCTTAAAAGTGCCTATTACTTCTATTATATATACTTTATCCCCTATATTTAATTGATTAAATAACATAAGTATAGTATTTTTAAGGGCCCAATAAAGGGCCCTTGATTATTATTAAGCTGCCGGAGCAGTAGTAGTGTTATCTCTGTTCAGCAAGTATCTGTAGTAATCGAACGGGCAGCAGTTCGGATTAGGTACAAAGTAAGCTGGTACAGGACACGGACTCTTCAATTGACTTACAATGTTAGCTGTCTGAGCCTACTGAGAAGCTGACAAAGCTAACTGATTATTTTCTTGACGAAGAGCGTCAATCTTGTTCTGCATTTCACGCATTTCAAGTTGACAGAACTTATCATTGATAATCTATGTTTGTGCATCAATCTTAGAACCAAGAACATTAAATTTAGTAGTATTGTCAGATAACAAACTATTAAATCCAGAAGTAATAGCACTCTGTAATGTATTAGTCTAGTTACACATAGATAATTGACTTTCATAACCCATCTTAGTGATATTATTATTTACATCAGCTATAGAGGATCTAACATCACAGCAACAGCTAGCTAACTGAGAAGCTAATGAAGCATTACCAGAAGTAATAGCATTAATTACTTCACAACTTGCAAGTTTAGTATCACAAGCTATCTGACTTACTCCTGTATTGATAGTATTCAAGGCAGTCTGAACAGAATTAATATCACAGTTCAAAGTAGTTGAAAGTGTACTAATAGCATCTTTATTACCATTGATAGCCTGCATTAACAGATTGGTATTAGCGTCAGTGTTTAATTCAGAAGCCAGAGCACCTGCATTACGACCACCAAATCCAAATCCATTACCACCCCAACAGAAGAATAGCAATATGATCCAGATCCACCACCAGCCGCCATTACCGCCCATACCGTTATTGTTCATCATGGCAAGCAAAGCAGCAGGATCCATACTACCTTTATTAGCGTTTTGCATTAAAGCAGCAAGACCAGCATCAATACCACGATCTTGCACAATAATTCTATCTTCTAACATAATTGATTTATTTTAAAATTGATTTTTATTAATATCTGATATAGCGAGTAGATCTACCACTACGGCTATATTCATCATAAGGATTGTATTCTCTTTCGCTTTCGCGTTCAAATTTATCGTACTCTTCTAGATCTTCATTACGTCTTAGAGGATAAGATCTATACATACGCATACCTCCTCTACTTCTACCTCTAGAACCGCGTCTAAACATTCCGTAAGTTTCTTCATCTTCTTCATGTTTTTCAAGTTCTTCCTCGTAGCATTCCATTTCAGCTTCTCTAATCTTATCACACATTACATACTGGTAATAGTACCACATTTTACCTTCATCAATGTCTTTGTCATTAAGCCAAGCCTTTGCAAATTCTATATAATGTTTAATATTGTTAGAACCAGTAATGTTTAATAATACTTTGTAATAGTCAGAGTAAACCATATTCAATGCTACAAACCAATCATAACGATTAAATTTACCACTGAGTGATATTCCGTACTGACTAGCTAAAGCAGAAGTTTCCTCTAAAGACCAATGTGGTCCACGAGTACCATCCTCATTTTCCATCTTCATTACAGCTTTACGAGCGTGTTCCTCATTAAAATGTGGACCGTGTTCCATCTCATAAGCTTTTACACGAAATATTCTATGCATATTATTATTGATTAATAATTATTGAATATATTTATTTAAACGCCAAAAATAACTTTTGGCACTCATATACGTTATATATTTATATAACTAGTTTTATTTTTATGAAGGAAATTTGGAAAGATATTGAAAATTTTGATAATTATATGATATCTAATTTTGGAAATGTAAAGTCTAAAGCCAGATATGATTCATCAGGAAAAAGATATTTAAAAGAAAAATATCTTAAGCCTGGCAAACTACGTCATAATCATCTTATAGTGATATTAAAAGGAAACGACGGTCTGAACCATACTATGAGAGTACATCGAATAGTAGCTATGGCTTTCTTAGATAATCCTAATAACTATCCTATAATAAATCACAAGGATGAAAATCCGTCTAACAATCATGTAGATAATCTAGAATGGTGCACATACAAATACAATACTAATTATGGTACTGCAATAGAAAGACGATCTTTATCAAAAGAAAAACCAATAGAACAGCTAACTTTAGATGATAAAATTATTAAAGTGTGGAGAAGCGCAAAAGAAATAGATGACAAACTTGGTTTTACACACGGTAATATATCTAGATGTTGTAAACATAACAGAAAACAAGCTTATGGATTTAAATGGAGGTATGCATAATACCTCCATTTTTTTATTTTCCTATTTCTATTACACGAGTGTCGGTCACTTTAATCAGTGGATTACTATTAACCACTTGATATTTCTTTATTCTTATACGTCGCCAATCAAAGTGCCAGAATCTAACCCAGCCATTTTTATAGAAATTCTTATACTCTTTCTTCTTGTATATAAGAATAGTCTATTGATTTTTTAAATCTATTTTGGCTGTTAGGATTGAGTCCTTTCTTTCAACTATGATAGTTGTTAATGGATTAAGCTTTAGTTCTTCTTTAAAATCTATAGCTTCTTTCTTGATTACTGTCTTAACAGAATCTTTAATCTCTGTATTGATTACACTAGCATCGGTTAGATTCTTGTCTTTGATTTTAAGCTCTTTCTGAGTCTATTTCAACTATAATAATAAACTATCATTACTATGGTTTAATTCTTCTATAGTAAGCTATAGTGTTCTGTTATTATTCTAATTATTAGATACTATATCCTAGTAAGTTCTAACATTAGAAGTTATTCTATTTATCTCTGTATCTTTTTTCTATAACTAATTGTGCTAAACAAAAATAGTCGCAATAAGTAAACTGATTAAACCTACTGCGACTACTTTGAAATTCTTTCTGCACCAATTAATTATGCTTAGTATTGGTATCATCTGAAAATTCTTTATCTAAACTGACATCTAAAAACTATTCCCCTTTCTTCTTTATTACTCTCTATAGTAGACCCCATATTTTCCAATTAGGATGTATTCTACCTAAATTCTCAAGTAACTAGAAAAATTCTACCAGAGCTATAGCACCAGCTACAAATTCTACTGCTGGTATTGATATAGAAGTTATAATAAAGGTTTCTATAGTAAATGCTCCACATATGGCAACTATAGAATCTCGTAATTTATAAAATATCTTTGAATATAATCTCCTTGATTGTTCTACTACATTATGATACTTCTTAGCTTTCTTATTAGCTTTACACTCATACATAGAATCAACAATTATAATTCCTGATAAAGCCAATATAGGGACATACACGGGAGAATATAAAGACAATAAACCACCTATAGTGCTAATTGTAACCTTTTCAACACTACTAAACATGTTCTTAAATATTGACATCGTTTGTTCTCCTATCTGATAATAATTCATAGCTAAAAGTCTGATAATGTAATCAAAAAAAGTCCTAGAGATTTAAAAGGGGGAAAATCTGCTAGGACTGATAATTTGTTTGAGATTTAATATTAAGACGCATAGTTACCGTATAGGTTACCACTTGTAAATAAACAGTGTGTTCAACTAATAGCGCTTTTTATCATTTTACGGCTTTGGAGTTTCAAGAGCCTATACTCTAGCAGTAAGACTTGTAATTAGATCATTTAGAATCTTACCTTGAGCTGAGGATAAAGCAGTAGTTGTCGAAGTAGAAGTAAGAACATTTTCAACTACTGTCTTTGATCTGTTTATTGCATCATTTGTCTAAGCTATAGTATATACGTCTTTTTTATTTGCTTTCTCATTTATAATGTTTAACAAATGTTCTATTTGAGAATTTTGTGTATTATCTTCCTTATTGTTAATAGGAATCCATTTTTTGCCATCATAAGTTTTTATAACATTGCCATTAGCATCTTCATACAAATCAATCCAATATGTTACTTCCATTGGATTAGGAGCATAAACAGAT